TACTTGCACGTAAGCTTGCGGGTAAAGAGGGCGGTGGTCGTGACATCTTAGGTACTGCCAAGGAACGCATGACTGACTGGAAGCAAGCATTGCAGGAATGGATTAGCGCTATCTCTGCGGGCGATGACAACTCACGCTTCTGTCCTCCCAACAAACGCTTGCTTGCATCGGGCTTCGTTATGCCATCACACTTCACTGAGTCAGTCGGTGAGCTTATCCTCGCTGTTGATACCTCGGGCTCTATGTATCCGTACTATCGTCTGCTGTTCGGCGAGATCGCTCGAATCTGCAACATCACCAAGCCTGCGGGTGTGCGTGTGTTGTGGTGGGACACTAGCGTATGCGGTGACCAAGCATTCAAGCCTGCTGACTACGAACAGATCGCTTCGCTCATGAACCCCAAGGGCGGTGGCGGTACTACTCCTGATGTTGTTGTCGACTACATCAAGGAACACAAGATCGACGCTCGGGCAATCGTCTGGTTAACAGATGGTTACCTTGGTTGCGATACCCCGAATACCCCAATGCCATCTCTGTGGGGTGTGGTAGAGAACGAGTCATTCGTTCCTACTCATGGCAAAGTCCTGCGTATTTCTGTTTAACTTAATCTTTGGAGATCTTTATCATGAATCAATTCTTATCCGCATCACAAGTTGTTTCCCTCATCGCCGCTGTCGGTGACAAGCGCACAGTAATCGTGGAGGGCGAGAACGGCATCGGCAAGACTGCCCTGTTCCATGCGCTACGCAAGCTACCCAAGTTTGCTGACCACATCGCTGTGCAACCTATTGACTGCACTCAGTTGTCTGACGGCTCTGTGTGGATGCCTGACCTCGATCGTGAGAATGGCGTGTCTCGTGAGTTACCCAATGAGCGCTTCGGTGTTAGTGCTTTCAATCAACTCGGTGTCAACAACTCCAAGCCTATTCTCGTAGGTCTTGATGAGATCGCCAAGGCACCGCAGTTCATCAAGAACGTACTTGCCCCGATCATCTATGAGCGCAGGGTCGGTAACTTGAGCATGCCTGAGGGTAGCGTTGTTGTGTGCTTTACCAATCTATCCATCGAGGGTCTTGGTGACTCCATTCAAGCTCACCTACGCAATCGTCTGGTGTTCGTCAAGATGCGTAAGCCTAGCGCTGACGAGTGGGTCAAGTGGGCTACTGACAATGGCGTCAACCCAATGATTATTGCTTTCGTTAGCAACGAGCCACGCGTTATGCAATCGTTCCTTGACTACGAGAAGGGCGGTATGTTCGAGGGCAAGGACTTGTCCAAGGACAACGGCTTCATCTTCAACCCCAAGTCTATGCAACTTGCATACGCTACACCTCGCTCGTTGGTTGCCGCTAGTGACATCCTCGATGCGGGTCTTGGTGTTCTCGATGACGACACACTTGAGGCGGCTCTCGTTGGTACTGTTGGTGCTACTACTGCACAGGCATTGTCATCGTTCATTCGCTTCGGTCGTGAGATCTGCGAGTACTCTCGCGTTATCAAATCACCTGACACAGCACCGCTGTCTGACAACCCTACGGCGCAGTTGATTCAGGTATTCCAGTTCGTTACTCGCGTAGCGGACAGGACAGAAGCAGAAGCCATCGTCAAGTACGTGTGGCGTATGCGTGCAGAGATGCAGTCGATCTTCTGCAACACAGTAGCAACAAGTCAGCGTGTGGCTATGTTCGCTACGATCAATGAGTTCGGTCGCATGTTAGCCGAGCACAAAATCTTTTTCTCAACCAAGTAATCACAAGGAGTTCTTATCATGACAACTAATACACCTCGCCTCAACATCGACACATGCGCAATGCTTGTGGAGTTCAACGCTTCTGTGTGGACAGCACGTAAGCTAGACAAGACTACCACCAACGAAGTGGTAGCAAGCAAGAACGCGGGGGCTAAAGATGCCGCCCGTGTCAACAAGCACCTGCTCGCAGGTCGCACCGAGTTGGACATCATCCAACAAGCGGTCGGTCGCGCACGTCAATTCGTGTACGACAACACGGCACCTTGGTCTGACTCAGGTCTGCGCCTCTTACCTACTGTCAACTTCATGAAGTTCACTGAGCGCATGAATGACTTCGAGGAAGAGATGGAGACATTGGTCAAGGCTTTCGTTGTTATCTACCCTACGCTTATCACTGCGCAGGCATTGGCTCTCGGTGATATGTTCAAGAGAGATGACTACCCATCTGCTAATGAGATGATGACTAAGTTCTCATTCCGCGTTAACTACATGCCAGTCCCATCATCGGGTGACTTCCGCGTAGATGTAGGCAACCAAGCACAGGCAGAACTCAAGGCTCGCCTTGAATCTCTGACACAGGAACGCATCGACTCTGCTATGGCAGATGTGCGTGAGAGACTTAGCACCCACCTCAAACGTATGTCGGACAGATTGACTACTGACTATGTAGGCGGTGAGGCTAAGCAAAGGCGCTTCCACGACACGCTTGTCGATGGTGCGTTGGAGTTGTGTGATCTCACCAAGGCATTGAACGTAACCAATGACGTAGCCCTTGAGACTGCACGTAGTCAGTTAGAGCAGTTGCTTGTGGGTGTTACGCCTACGGATCTGCGAAAGAACGAGGCTATCCGTCAAGACGTCAAGAGAAACGTAGACGCCATCCTCGACAAGTTCAACTTCTGAAAGGGACATCATGAACACTAGATACCTAACACATGTTCGTCGCATCTTTGCTACATACGATGCACCACCCGAAACCATCCGCAGTTACCAACGCCAATGGGTACGCTCTATCCGTAGGCTTGGCGACAAGTGGTTGGTTGCACGTCAGGTTCCACGCTTGGAAGTGTGATGCGATTTCGTCGACATGCTACACCCAAGAAGTATCTGTCTCAGGCCGAGGTAGAGAGTCGTCTATATGGCGCACCTCTGCCTGACCTGCATAAGAACACGCGTCCCCTTAGTGGGGGTGCGTTGGAAGCTAAAGAAATTCTTAACAAACTACAAGGAACAAACAGAAAGGGAACGGTCATGCCTGATCTTCAGTCAGCACTCAAAAACGCAATCGAAACGTGGGAACCCGCCCCCACCACCCCCTTAGGACAACAACTCAAGGAGAAAATTATGGCAAAAACACCATTTGCAATTCAAAACAACGTCACCCGCGTAACCTTTGACTATATAAAGTTACACCCGGGCACTACCGCCGCCGCCGCAAGCAAAGACTTGGTCAAGCATGGATTCAAAGAGTCATCAGTCACAGCACTCATGGCGCAGTTCGTTCGGTCAGGGCTTGCCACGCGAGATAACAACCATGGCTATCGCGTTACTGTGGACGAATACGTACCCATGAAGGCAAGTACTAAGTACGCCAAGAAAGCCGTGAAAGTCAAGCCAGCGACCACTAACGACCACAAGCGACCACTAACGACCGCAGGCGATGGCATTGCCGCGCTACATCCCGAAGCTACGAGCAAGCGAGTGGTGAACACGATTGTGTTTGGCAAGCCTCCAGAAGAAGTTATCAAGCACATGAACGTGATACAGGCACGCGAGTTGTACGACTACCTTAAGAAAATGTTTGGAGGTTGATATGGATTCAATACAACTGCAAAATGAATTGGTTGATGGCTTAACCCAAGAACTGTGTAAAGTTATTGAGAAATACGAAGGCACGATACGCGCTACTACTGTGTTGGGCGTGTTGGAAATAGTTAAGCACAGTATTCTTTTAGAAATTATGGAGGACTAGCATGAGAGAAGATTTAATGCACCAAGCGTTTCCAGACGAAGGCAATTTCGGCATCAGCATACGCGACTACTTTGCGGTGCGAGCTATGCAAGGCATGCTAAGTAATAGCGAGCTAACGACAGTGATAAATTCGCACGAGCAGTTCGCAGAAGTGTCTTACAGAATGGCAGACGCCATGTTGAAAGTGAGGGAGTTATGAACGAAGAATTGGAACACAACGAGGTGTATGTAAAGATACGCAATGACACGCTAGAAGAAGTAGCGCAGGAGTTTGAAAGGATGCGCATCGCCTTTGGTGATACCGCCCATAGCTTTGCGCAGTACGTTAGAGAAATGAAGAGTGAAGAGTAATCACAATATCATTCGAGATACACTCAAACAACACCCCGATGGTTTGAAGTCAAGCGATATATCTAGGCTCACGGGCATAGACAAACGTGTTGTCAACAAAGCATTGGAGAGTGTGTTTGGGGTGTACATCGATCGGTGGGAGAAGTCAACTCACCGCAACACACTAGCCGCAATATGGGTCGTCGTTGACGTGCCTGAGAACTGCCCAAAACCTGAGAATACGGGCAGAAGAACCAAATTGAATTCAAAGGACTGACAGAGTGTGATAGAGATGATTTGTGCGAGCCTAGTAGATGCGACCACACTTCGTCGGCAACAAGGGGCTGTTGAGTCCTTGGAAAAATTAACTCTTTGTTGCCACTCCCCACCGCGATACGAGGGGGCGCGGAATCTACTTAGCCCCCTCACCTAATAACTGGAGAAGCAAATGGACACACATGACTACTACAAAAACAGCGTTACCAACGGCATAGATGAAACCATGTTCAAAGATGCCATGCGCTACCGCAAGATGCGAGAGTTCCTCGACACGTTGGTCATCATGGACAAAGACAAAGGTGCCATGCACTTTGAGGACAGCAAGGACTTAGATACGTACGTCGACCAATGGCGCAGAAGCAGATCGCTACTCACACCCGCAAGTATCACAGCGCACGCGTTGCAGATACTAGAAGGCCAACTCTCAATGACAATGAAGGAGTCAAGGAAATGACGCCCGAGGTGAAAGTCAAGAAACAGATACGTAAAATATTAGATGAGCTTGGCATGTACTACGCCATGCCCATCGGGACAGGATACGGGAACTCAGGGGTGCCTGACTTCCTTGTATGTGCTGGCGGCAAGTTCGTCGGCATTGAAGCGAAAGCCGGTAAGGGTAAGACCACCGCGCTACAAGAAGCCCATCTAAGCCGCATACGTGGCGCAGGGGGGACGGCAGTTGTCATCAACGAGGACAACATACATACTTTAAAGGAGGTTTTATCATGAGCGAAGCAATGTCACAAGAAGAGTTAGAGCATCGCGTTGGGCGCATGTCAGACGAAGAGCAGGCGCACTTCAAGCTACTCATACACAAGTTGGTGATGTGTTATGGAGATGGCAAGGCGCAGGCTGTTGTCATCATCGGTCGTGCAGAGGATGCGTTTGCAGGAGTCGTCACCCTAAACTGTGATGAGATGGAGGCGTCGCAACTCATGTTGGCGGCAAACGATTTTTTCGGCTTTCTAAACGTCCTCGACGCACCACCCAAGGAGAATTTTAATTGAACGATTGCCCAAACTGTGAGTACCACAAGAACCGAGCCGCCCGATGGCGAGCCGAAGCCTATGCGCAAGCAGGGCATCCGTTGCCTGAGCGTGAGTGGATTGGTCTGACGGATGAGGAATGGCTATCGCTTGGATGCAAGTCCGTTGAAGAAGTACGCATCGGTCTCGCTATTCAAGCCAAACTCAAGGAGAAGAACGCATGACACAAGACGAAATTATCAACTTGATTGAGGCCAATGGCCTGACCCTGCATGGCGACATTGAACACTTTGCTGCGCTTGTTGCCGACCATGTATACGCAAAGTATTTGGAACCACCTGAACCCAAACAGTCAGGCACGATCTCAGTAACTATGCCTGTGCCAATTGGTTACCTTTGTGAGAACGCTGTGGGGCACAAGTACTTTAGATGGAAGAAACCGCCTAGCACGTACAAACCAATCCCACTTTACACAAAGGAGTTAAGGTGAGGTACAATAGATTTTCTAGTACACTGGGAAATCGTATATGAAACAGACACACGGCGAAGTAAAACTTGTTGATGGGAGGCGTGTCGCGTCTCCCGAATACCGGTCATGGCAGATGATGAAAAACCGTTGCCTTAACCCCAACGCGCACGACTATGCGTACTATGGTGGGCGCGGTATTTCAATAATAAAGAAGTGGCAGGATTCGTTTGAGGCGTTTCTTGAAGACATGGGGCGGCGACCCACCCCCCTACATACCCTTGATCGGATCAACGTCAACAAAAACTACACGCCTAGTAACTGCCGCTGGGCAACCCGCGCAGAGCAATCCCGTAACCGCCCGTATGCACAGACAAAAGCGTGGTTGTTAGCTGAACGGTTGGGGGTGAAACGACAGACGGCGTATCACATGATTGGGCAGGTGCGTGCAAAAGACAGAGGCGATCTTTCATGGTTTCAACTGTCCCCAAGCCGAGAGGCAGAAGTTAGAAAATTTTTAAAGGAGAAGAAGTGAGTGCACCATACAAACAAATTATTACAGTTGACCTAGAGACCTACTGGGACACCAAGGAAGGTTACACGCTCAGCAAAATGACAACAGAGGAGTACATACGTGACCCAAGATTCAAAGCCTTCGGAGCCTGCGTACATGAATATGGAAGTGCTGAACCTATTCGATGGTTTGGAGACGCAGAGCTACGTGAGTACCTTGATGGGGTCGACTGGGGACGAACCGCAGTGCTTGCCCATAACGCACAGTTCGATGTATCAATTATGGAGTGGAGATACAACGCCCATCCATGTTTCATCTTCGACACGTTATCAATGGCGCGAGCTTTACGTGGCGTGGAAGTTGGAAATTCACTCGCCAAGCTCGCCCGAGATTTCGGACTACCCGAGAAAGGGACAGCTGTACACTCAACTAATGGAGTTCACGAGTTGGACGCCGCGCTCGAGCGAGACCTCGCTGAGTACTGCAAACATGATGTGTTTCTGTGCGAGGAAATATTTAAACGGTTGGCTAATGCCTATCCATCCAAGGAGTTAAGACTCATCGACATGACGCTCAAGATGTACACGCGTCCGCTGTTAGTACTAGACCAATCAATGTTAATTAAGGCGCTAGCCGAGGAGGGCAAAGCTCGTGAACAACTATTACAGAGGCTCGGCGTGGAGGATGCTGAGTTGGCATCGAACCCAAAGTTTGCTGAACTACTTAAAGCACTCAACGTGGTTCCGCCCACAAAGACAAGCAAGACAACGGGGAAGACCACGCTCGCTCTTGCCAAGAACGATGCCCTATTTCAAACGCTACTCAACAGTGAACGTGAAGACGTTGCCCTACTTTGTCAAGCGCGTCTTAAGGTTAAATCAACCACTGAGAGAACCCGCGCCCAAAGATTTCTTGATATTGGACAACGTGGTGCGCTTCCAGTCCCGCTTTCTTATTACGGCGCGCAGACAGGCAGATGGACTGCGGCAAAGGGGTCGGCCATCAACATGCAAAACCTCAAGCGCAAGTCGTTCCTACGCAAAGCGATTATGGCTCCCGAAGGCTACCAACTGGTCGTTGGGGACTTATCTCAGATTGAGCCGCGAGTGCTCGCGTGGCTTTCGGATTACGAAGATATGCTCGACATCTTCAGGGGAGGTGGTGACCCTTACGCGGCTTTCGGGGCTCAGATGTTTAACATTCCGAACCTCACCAAAGAAACACACCCAGATCTCAGGCAGTCTGCGAAGTCTGCGCTACTTGGGTGCGGTTACGGCCTCGGTTGGGCGTCGTTTGCCTCTCAGTTACTCGTCGGTTTCCTCGGTGCACCACCAGTCAGGTACTCGAAAGACTTTGCTAAGGCGCTAGGCGTTGACTCTGAGTATGCGGAGGCGTTCGCTAAGTGGAACGGCAACGACGAGAAGATGTTTGAGATACCGCACACATGTTCTACCAAGGAGTTGTTGAATCATGTGCTTGCGTCCAAAGCTATCATAGATACGTATAGGAGAACTGCGTACCCTGTTGTAGCGTTCTGGAGTCTCTGTGAAACAGCTTTACATAGAGCGCTTGTAAAGGGTGAAGAACTCGTGTATAAATGTATTACGTTCCGCAAAGGCGAGATAGAATTACCAAACGGAATGAAGTTGTTGTACCCTGATCTTCGCTATGAGAAGGACGACAAAGGTAGGAGCCAAGCAGTATACGGGCCACACGCTACCAAGTTGTATGCAGGGAAGATAACGAACAACATCACGCAAGCTTTGGCTCGCATTGTGATGACGGATGGTATGTTGAGGGTAGCAAAGAAATACCCGATCGCAGGCACAGTGCACGATGAACTGATTGCTGTTGTACCTGACGATGAAGTGGTTGACGCTAAGACTTGGGTCTTGGCGCAAATGACTATGGAGCCGCCCTACATGAAGGGTATTCCATTGGCCGCTGACGGTGGCGCTCACCGGAGATATGGATTAGCAAAAGACTAGGAGAAGCAATGCAGATACCAAAACGCATCAGCGTGGGCAAGAAGACGTACGAGATTACGCGCCCACAAACAGTACAAGACCCTGCGGCTTATGGCCGCACGTACTTCGACGAGAACCGCATCGAGATAGCGCGGTTTGATAATCAAGGTATTGCGTATGACCAAGAAGAAGTCAGCGACACATTCTGGCATGAGCTAACGCACGCTATCCTCTATGACATGGGTCACCCCTTGTGTGACAGCGAACGTTTTGTCACCGCTTTTGCCAATCGTTTATCAAGCGCAATCAACTCAGCAAAATTATGAAACAACCCGCATGGTCACACTCCTCCCTCAAAGATTTTGAGGGGTGCCAACGCCGCTACCAAGAGGTCAAGGTCTTGAAGAACTACCCGTTCACTGAGACTGAGGCAACACGCTACGGCAATCAGGTACACAAGGCTATTGAGGACTACATTGCAGAGGGCAAACCAATCCCTCCTGAGTACTCACAGTTTCAACCTGTGGTGGACGCCATGCTGAAGAAGAATGGGCGCAAGCTAGCCGAGTATGAGATGGCGCTGACTGTCGACCTCAAGCCTACTGGTTGGAAAGACAAAGACGTGTGGGTGCGCGGCATTGCTGACATCCTAGTCGTTGATGACGACAACCTCACGGCGTGGGTGGGCGACTGGAAGACTGGCAACAACAAGTACCCCGACAGAGATCAGCTTGTTCTCATGTCGCTCATGGTGTTCGCTCACTTTCCACACATCCGCAAGGTTAACTCCGCGTTGCTGTTCATTGTGAAAAATGATATGGTCAAGATGTCGATGGCACGAGATGAGGCCGACAAACACTGGTGGGACTATCGTGAGCGCACAGCGCGGCTTGAAGCTAGCTTTGCCAACGACGTGTGGAACCCAAACCAAACACCTCTATGCGGGTGGTGTCCAGTAAAAACCTGCGAATTCAACAAGAAACACTAGGAGAAATAAATGGCTGTACATCCCGCAAACGAATTCACAATGACTCCATGTCTTTGCCACATCTGTTATGGAGAAATACGAGAAGACCAATCCGCCATCGAGCACTCAGATCACGGCGTGTTAACGCAAAGCAAAGACCCGCGAGTGGCAAATATTCACGATCACATTGAGGGTTACGTATCGTTGTGGTTTCACCCAGAATGTGCGACGATTATGGCGTTGCGCCTTGCACATGATGTGATGCGCATCAAGATGGATAAAGATCAACCCGCCAGAGTTGTGGACAGCTTGAAGGCGGTCTCAAAAGTTAACCAAGCAAGATAGGAACTAGCATGCCTTACGTAAACAAACCCCGCCCGTACGCAAAAGAGTACGAACAGTATGACGGCACACCGATGGTCAAAAAGAAACGCGCCGCACGCAACAAAGCACGCTCAATCATGGAGAAGGAAGGACTAGTACACAAAGGAGATGGAAAAGATGTCGATCACAAAAGAGCGTTATCAAAAGGTGGAAAGACCGTACGTTCGAATCTCCGCGTCAAAGACGCGAGCGCAAATCGCTCGTATGCAAGAAAATCAGACCACTCTATTAAGTGACATACCTACTGCAAGACTTATCGATCTCTGGGTAGCGCGTTGGGGGCATGACTGGGTTGATCTGGTGGAAGTAACAGAAGACCCATTCTACAAAGACGCGTACAACAGAATGAGAAGAGAGGGCGAGTTGGAGGTTCACTTCCTAACAGATCGCTCTAAGTATGTGTGTCGTAATCCAAAATAAATCAAGGAGAAGCAAATGGGAAAAGTAAAGCAAGTGGTGACGTTAACACCATCACAAATAGCAATGGTACAGAAGCATGGGCTGACCATAGAGCAGTACGCAAAAGCGGTGACTCGCCTTGACGAGCACGTATCCATGACTTTGTTCAACCCTAACAACAACCCCGTGTATTCCATACCGCTGTCTGAGCTAGTCAACTTGTGGCGTGCCAAGTACGGAGATACGTGGGTAGATGTGTCGGAGATAGAAGATGACTTTTGGTCTGACGCATCCGCACGCTTGCACAGCAACAAAAAGATGGAAGAACTAAACCATCACTCAGACAACTCGCCTTGGGCTAGGTTGAAGGAGGACGCATGAGCACGTTGAAATACAAAGCTACTGATCGTTATGAAATGGGTTGGACTGACCCGCGAGCAACGCTAGGAAATATAAAAGTAAATCAGAAACGATTGACAGGACTTGAAGACGTCCCCACAGAAGTGCTGAGCAATCTATGGTTAGCGCGGTTTGGTGGAAAACTAGTGACCGCCAGTCTTATGTACGACATACGCGCTGAAGACATTGCAGATGTTGTGCAAGAGCTAAGTGATAGAGGGCTTGTTACTCAAGAAGTAGTAAACAGCTTTTCCACCGACGAACGCACAAACTACTACAGATTATGGGATAAAGTAAATGCAAATCGTTGACGACAAAGCGCTCGTACTGCGCACGCGCAACCCACACAAGTACGCGATCATTCCAAAGCATAAGGTGCTGTCCGAAACGAATGGCATCTTTGAAGTCGCTGTGTACTGGGGCTTAGATGAAGCAAGGGTGCTACGCAATCTTGGTGTGAAGGATGTGCCGTCGCCTATCACTAGGCGCTACGATTGGCCGGGAAAGTTTATACCAATGGCTCACCAAATAGAGACAGCGGCTTTCCTCACAATGAACCGCAGAGCGTTCTGTTTTAACGACCCCGGAACTGGCAAGACTTTGTCTGCGCTATGGGCGGCTGACTTCTTGATGAAGCGTGGTGAAGTTCGTCGCATACTTATTCTCTGCCCCTTGTCCATTATGCACAGCGCATGGATGGGCGACATCAACCGAAGCGTGATACATCGCTCTGCCATTGTCGCGCACCATGCTCAAGCTAGTCGGCGTATTGAAATGATTCAGCAAGACTACGAGATTGTGATTGCCAACTACGATGGCTTGAACTTGATCGCATCTGAGATCAACGCAGACGGACGCTTCGACTTAGTGATTGTCGATGAAGCCAACGCGTACAAGAACCCATCAACACGCAGATGGAAAACACTTGCGTCAATCATCAAGCCAGAGACATACTTATGGATGATGACGGGCACGCCTGCATCGCAGTCTCCAGTAGATGCGTATGGCTTGGCTAAGTTTGTGAACCCAAGCGGTGTGCCTAAGTTCCAGACATCGTGGCGCGACAAGGTCATGAACAAGATCAGCATGTTCAAGTGGGCTCCGAAGCCCAATGCTAAAGAGCTTGTGTACGATGCACTTCAACCCGCAATACGTTTCACCAAAGACCAGTGCCTCGACTTGCCCCCTGTCATCACAGTCACACGCGAAGTGCCGATGACACCACAGCAGGCTAAGTACTACAAACTACTCAAAGAGCAGATGCTTTTCCAAGCTGCCGGAGAAACAATCAGCGCAGTCAATGCAGGCGTTGCGGTCAACAAGCTACTACAGATCAGTTGTGGTGCCGCCTACACAGACGAGAAGGAAGTTGTGGAGTTCGATGCCGCGCCTCGCCTTGGGGTACTGGAGGAGGTGCTTGAGGAAACGTCAAGGAAAGTGATTATTTTTGCTCTGTTCCGCTCAAGCATTGACACCATCGTCAAGTACCTCACCAAACATGGCTATGCCGTTGACCAGATTCATGGCGACGTGTCAGCAACCAAGCGTGGTCAGATCATCAACGACTTTCAGACTACCGACAACATCCGCGTACTGGTGTTGCAACCACAAGCGACAGCCCACGGGATTACCCTAACTGCCGCTGACACAGTTGTGTTCTTTGGTCCCCTTATGTCAGTAGAAATGTATACGCAGTGCATAGCACGAGCCGACCGCAAAGGTCAAGACTCCGACAAAGTCACTGTGGTACACATTGAGTCAAGCCCTATTGAAAAGAAATTATTTAAGGCAATGAATACAAAAGTTTCCGATCACGCTTTGCTTGTCGGCATGTTCGACAGTGAAGTAAAAAATATTTAAGAAAGGAGTTGCAAATCAATTCAGTCGTGCTATGCTGTCAAACCATTGACAATAAAATAATTCAAGGAGAAGTAAATGTTAAACATAGATGATGAGGAACCTGCTCCTCAGGAAGCACCGACAGACGTCACTGTCCCCATGGACAAGTTGGCGAAGGTGTACCGCAGGATGCAGTCACGCGTACAAGAGTTAACCGCTCAGTACGAGTCTGAGATCGAGGACATCAAACGTCAACAAGACGTTGTGAAGATCGCGCTCAAAGACCAGATGCTTAAGCTTGGCGTATCAAGTGTACGCACAGACCAAGGCACCGTAGTGCTGTCTACCAAGACACGCTACAACACACAGGACTGGGACTCTTTTAAAGAGTTCATCAAGGAACACGATGCGTTGGACTTGTTGGAGAAGCGTATTGCGCAGACCAACATGGCTACGTTCTTGTCCGAGAATCCCAGTCTAGTTCCCGCAGGGCTTAACTCTATGACAGAGTACGCCATTTCAGTTCGTAAACCAACTAAGTAATCAGGAGAATCATTATGAGCAATGTAGCTCTATTTAACCCATCCCAAGCCCCCGCGTTCGCAAAGAACCGCACATCGTTGTCACCCATGGCCCGAGCCCTAGCCGGGGGCGCAGTTGGCAACCGCACCAAGAGCATCTCCATTAAAGGCGGTGTGTTTCGTTTGAACGAAGGCGGCAAAGAGATTGCCGCTATCGAAGAGCGCTACCTCGATGTAGTGATTGTCAATGCCGCGCCTGATGTTTCACGCGTGTTCTATGCCAAGGCATACGATGGCGAAGTATCTGCGCCTGACTGCTGGTCACAAGACGGCAAGACACCAAGCCCTGAGGCAAGCAACCCACAGCACAACAAGTGTGACGGATGCCAACAGAACATTGCCGGTTCTGGTCAGAACAATAGCCGCGCTTGCCGCTTCCAACAACACATTGCTGTAGTGTTGGCCAATGATATGGAAGGCGCTGTGCTCAAGTTGACTGTGCCTGCCAAGTCTGTGTTCGGCAAAGAAGAAGGCGACAACCGCGCTCTGCAAGCATACGCTCGCCACTTGGGTGCGCAGAACATTGACCCATCGGAGGTCATCACGCGCATGAAGTTCGACACCAAGTCTGAAGCGCCCAAGCTGTTCTTCAAGGCTATGCGTTGGTTGACTGACGATGAGTTCCCAACCATTCAGGAACAAGGCAAGACAGACACCGCTATTAAAGCTGTGACAATGTCTTTCTCTAAGATGGACAGCGTTGCCGCCCCTGCACCTTTGAAGCTTGAAGGCAAGCGCCCTGCCCCTGCGGTGGTCGAGGAAGAGGAAGCACCCGCACCCAAGGCTAAGACCAAAGCCAAGCCTGCCCCTCTGCCTGCCGAGGATGATGAGGAGCCCGTAGTCCGCAAGGAAGAGAAGAAGCCCAACGCTGTACCCAAAGCGAAGGCTGACTTGTCTGCCATGGTGGACGACTGGGACGAAGCAGAATAAGGGAGCAGATCATGAGACTTATGACGCGTGACTCTACACCAAGAGAATTTCAAAAAGTTTACCGCAAGGGCGACATTGTCTACGTTCCACACTTTCGCTGTAGCGATGTGTTTGTAGGCCCCGGATACCCCCGCTTCACAAAACAACGCTATAGCGAGTTTGATCTTGTTAAAGCAGGCGCTGTGCAAGAAAGCATGCCTTTGTGGACAAGGGGTAGATACGGCTTCGTTGACGATAGCAACCCTTAAATATCGGGGGGAACGCTGTGCAAAGGCTTTTAAGCTTGCGGACGAGCAGTTAGTACCCCCACCTACACCATGCCATATTCACCACAAGTAATTAGCGCAGTCAAGAAAGCACCTAAGACGTTGGGCAACCAACTCGGGCGGTGGGCTGTGCATCATGACTTCTCTGCCATCAAGATAGCCAAAGTAACAGGAGCCTCTCGGCAATCTGTTTACAACTGGTTCAATGGTGGAGAAGTATTCGTGGCTTACCGACCATCGGTCGAAGCTATCCTTAAAATTTTACAAGCGTCCAGTACGGGCGACGAAGCTTGGAGACGAACATGCAAAGCATTCAACCTAAAAACTTGAGCGATGAAGAGATACTGCGTCAGGTATATCTGATGGGCAATGAGATGCTACCTAAAGAATGGGTGGAAGAACTTTGCACACGCCTAGCGGCGGCAATCGACAAAGCTGAAAACAAGTACGACGAAGGCTTCGCTGACGGCTTCGCTGACGGCATAGAGCACGCAAACGAATTCCCACAAGCCAAGTAACCAAAGGATACACATGACATCCGCTGAATTTTTAGCGGTGGTTTTGCCGTCCGAGGGTTTTGGCCTTTACTGCGCGGTAGAACTCACAAAAAAGAAAGAGCATGTATATGCGGCAAAGATTGAGGAACTTATCCCGACGATCGAGGAGTGGCACGCCAACAACTACGACGTCTTCTATGGACTAGCTACCTTTGACAAGAAGCGCGGCGCTGAGGAAGCTCAGTACCTCAAGTCGTTCTTTGTTGACTTGGATGGGTACGCTACCAAGAAGGCGGCGGCTGATGCGCTGATTGAGTTCCTGACAAGGTCTGGGCTTGATGCGCTAGGTACGCCATGGGTGGTTGACTCAGGCGGGGGCTTACATTGCTACTGGCCACTCAAGGACGAGATTCCTGCAACTATATGGACACCTGTTGCCGAGAACCTGAAGCGTCTGTGCAAACAGGAAGGCTTCAACATCGACATGACGGTGACAGCGGACACTGCGCGTATCTTGCGTGTGCCCGGAACTGCCAACAACAAGAAGAAGTACGCGACGCCGCGCCCTGTGCGCGTAGTCCAAGAAGGCGACATCTTTGACTTCTCGACTTTTTCGCCACTTGTTTACGAGAAGTTGCAGGAGGTGCCTGCACCCCCTGCACCCAAGTTTGACCTCCCCGGCCAACGCCCAACTGCGCAGACACGCGGTCAGGTAAAGCTGATACAGGATAGCTTTACATTGTTTGGGAACTTTGAGAATCAGTGCGGTCAGGTTCAGGACTACATCGCCACAGCTATGGAAGACGGCAAGGAACCCATTTGGCGTGGACTCCTGTCTTGGGCAAAGGTCTGTGAGGATGGCGCAGAGAAGGCGATCTGGTTGTCGGACATGCACCCATACCCGCACGAGCGGATGCACCAGAAGATTGCGGAGATCAAAGGGCCGTACGCGTGCATGAAGATGGACAGCGAGAACCCCGGAATCTGCACAAAATGTAAGCACTGGGGCAAGATCACCAACCCTCTAATACTGGGGCGCGAGATCAAGGTGGACAACACCGCCAAAGAGATCATGCTGTCTGCGCCTGCTGAAGAAGACTTTGACGAAGCCGAGCTTGACTCTGAGGAAGCCTACGAGCCAGAAGATACGGGTTTACCCCTAGCACCTAGCGTGGTACGTCCTGTGCCCCCTCGTGGCTACAGCTATGGCGAGCATGGTGGCGTGTACTGCACGCGTTCCGAGGAAGATGAAGAGGGCAAGAAGGTAAAGAAGAATATTCAACTGGTTCCCTACGACTTGTTTGTGGTTGACCTCTTGAAGATGGAGAACGACCACCTGATTCACATGGCCGCTGTACGACCCGAAGGCGTGCAGACGCTTAACTTCCCACAGAAATCTATTGTCAGTAAGGACGAGACGCTCAAGTGGTTGGCTAGTCAGAACATTGTCAGTACCTTTGCGGGTCACGACAAGACGCTGTTTGAGTATGTGCGTTCATGCGTAGGTGAGGCTTCACAGAACCGCAAGCCAGTCGAGGTGCCGTTCCAATGTGGATGGCAGGCAGATCAATCGTTTGTCTACAACAACCGCGTGTTCAGTAAAGATGGGCGCGAGACTCGGATACCCATGCCCGGGCTTGAGAACATCAACCGCAACACCAACGGCAAGGGCGACCTTGATACGTGGCGGCATCTGTGGAAGACGATCTTTGTGGAGAAAGAAGGTATGGAGACAGCCTTGGCTGTGGCTCTGGACTCCTTTGGATCACCGCTTATGCGCTTCACCGAGTACGAAGGCTTTGTCTGGCACATCGGCTCACAGTGGTCGGGCACAGGTAAGTCTTTAGTTCTAAGTGCCAAGGCTGGTGTGTGGGGTCACCCCCTGCGCTACCGCACAGGCAAGAGTACTTCTCCTGTTGCGATGCAACAAAGGGCGGGTTTGCTTAACAGCATGCCGCTTCTGATTGACGAGATCACCAACACCCAACGCAAAGACATGGAGTGGGCACCCGCCTTTATCTTTGACTACGCAGAGGGTCAGGGCAAGGAGCGTATGGAGTCCGGCTCCAACAAGGAACGTATCAATAATAGTACGTGGACTGCTACGTGCACGATGACGTCCAACACGAAGCTGACAGACTACATGGCGGGGGCTCGGGCTCACAGTTCCAACGGCGAGCTTTTGCGTATGCTTGAGTGGACGCCGCACATTAAGCTGAAGTTCACAGCCGAGGAGCGCAAGACCTTGCTTGAGATCAAACGTAACTATGGCGTAGCGGGTGAGGCTTGGGTTCGGTGGTTAGCTGTCAACCAGAAGACTGCCGAGGAGATTGTCCGCAAGGTTCACATCCATCTGAAGAAGGTCTTTAACTTCAACGACGACGAGCGCTACTGGCATGCAGGCTGTACTACAACTGTAGCGGCGGCTATTCTTCTGCGTAAAGAGTACTCTGGCATCCTAGACGTGGAGATCAACAAGGTCATCAACGCTCTGAAAGGACTTGTGGAGAGAGCCCGTGGCGTCATCAAGACAAGCGTGCGCTCTGCTGAAGATGTGCTCAACGCTTACATCGGTGACAACTACGGAAGCTTCATTGTTCTGAAGAAAGTTGAGGGCAGAATCCTAGCAGCGTGGGGCGACAACGGCGACATCGTTGACCGCTCGACCACCAAGAGCAAGGTGCTCGGCAGAGTGGAGCATGGGCTTATGTCGCCGGGCTACAGAGAGTTCTACATTGAAGAGCAGTTACTCAAGAAGCATTGCGTGAGCATGAGCTTTGGCTACGACGAGTTCAAGGCGCAGATGGAGGAGTTGTTTACCTGCAAATATGTCAAGAAAGATATGCTGTCCCGTACCAACGGCCCTGCCATGCGTGTGAATACCATGCACATAACTTTTAGGGAAGAAGTCTTTGATGGTAATACTGTATCCGTGGGCGAAGCTAAAGCCGGGTGAGGGCTTCTTTGTCCCGGGGCTAGACGTGGAAAGGGTGAGGGAGATGGGCTTACGTGCCGCTCTCCCTCACCGCATCCAAGCGCGTGCTGTCGTGGGTATTAAGAACCACCGACTAGGCGTATGGTTTTATCGGAAATTTCCCGCGTCGTATTTGCAAGCCCAATCTTCATCTTCCTGATCTGGTCAAGCTGTTCACGCTTGGCTTCAGGCGTCATCTTAGATGCGGCAATTGCTCTCTCTGCCTGCGTCAGTATGTTCATGTTTGCCTTGAACGTGTTAGCCAGTTCTGCCTGCATGTAGTCGGAGCCGCGCTTGGTTATCAAGGCTTGGGCTTCCTGAACCTTGCCTTCTTCCACCAATTTGTTGACGGTTGCCTTGACTTGCAGAACCTCGTTCATGCGCTCGTACACAGAGTTGATGATGCCGCCTGCGTCGTTGGGTTGGAACGCACCGCCCACAATCGGGTATTCAGACAAACGTTTGACCGCCTGTTCTGGAGTTTCCTTGGATGGCACGCCTATGCTGATTGCTTGCAAGAAAGCCAGACCCATCGTTCCTGTATAGCCACTGACAAGCGCCTCGATCTTGATTGGAGACACGCCCAAAGTACTACCGACAAACTTAGCGGCATCGCTTGTGTTAACGCGGTACTGCTCTTCCGGCAACAACTGCTTCTCGCGTGCTGACAGAATGTCGCGGCCTGTATAGAACGACTTGCCCAGACCTACTTCGATCAAAGGCTTAGCCGCTTGCGGGATGCCGTAAGACGAACCACCGGGGACTGTTTGCAACAAGATCTGCTTAAACGCCTTGACTGCTTCTTCTCCGCCATGTTCTGTGGTCATGCTGTTGTACAGCGCCTCAGGGATAGCTTTGAACACATAGCCAATCTCAAACGGCACAGGGATTTTGATAGGCTCGTCGACACCGGGCAGACGCACAAACCAGTTGCCATACTTCTGGTCAGGGGTAGCATTCTTATAGGCGTCGTCGTCCTCCATCATCAAGGCGTAGGCAAACGTAGCCGCCGCCATCATGCCGCCACGCATCAACATCTTTTCACGGATACGCAGTTGGTCGTTGAAAGGCATCTTACCAAACAGTGCCTTATGCATCACGTTCAGACCTTGGATCTGCGCATTGAAGAAAGGAATCAACGCGTTGGCTACATGGATGCTTGGGGAAGCGCCGCGCTTATTAAAGTTCATGGACTCAAGCGCCATGAGCGTGGCTTCCATCTCAGACAAACCTTGTTCAATGTAGCTGTTGTACTGGGCACGCCGTGTGAGCGCGTCAGCCTCCATACCCATCGCTTCAAACTTGCCAAGCGCTGTCATCCATCCGGGCTTGCCGTCTGAGATCTCACGCAGAATCATAGACAAGTCTTCGCTTGTGCCACGGAAGTACTGACCGCCTACAATCCCGCGCTTCTCTAGCTTCTCTTTAGCCGCGCCGTTAATCTCTTTCAACGCACCAAGTACGGGTGTGAAGTCAGCGCCCGACAGGATAGGAGCCGCCAACGAGTCACGGAACAACTGCTTGGCCATGTACAGGGGGCTGAGCGTCACAGCCTTGCGCAAAACTTGCGCAGGCATAGCCATGACACGGAACAGGAACGGCATTTGCGTGGGGATACCCTCCATGCCCTTAACCAACAAGTCGGCAGGCACGCCTGTCTCAAACTCCTTGTTGCCAATCATCACCTTCTCTGTAGCGATGATCGCGTAACGGTCATCTCCTTCTACTTTAAATTTGACAACGTCGGGGCCGTCGGCTTTTTTGACTAACGTGGCGGCTTTCAGGTCGACCAGTTCCATGACTGCGTTTTTGGTTGCAAGGTTACGCATGCCCATGTCCACTAACATGTTGGTGTTCTGCACCGAGCTAGTCATGAAGTCAATGATGGCGGTGTCGCCTCCCACCAACTTGTCTAGGTAAGGTTGCTCAGCAATACTGCCGATGCGGATGGGGCTTTCGTTGCCGATCACCAACTCGACGACACCTTTGCGCTCACGATAGAACGGGATGTAATCGTCCTCTGCCACAAGCTTCTTGACAAGCGCTTTAGACAAAGCGCCGGTGCTGGCTACAAAGTCCAAAAGGTCGCGATTGTACTTGTTGTACTCTGTGCGGGCTTCCTCAAAGATGTCTTTCAGCGCTTGGTTTTTGTTAACTAAGTTAGTAACTTCGTCAAGCATAGCCTCTGTCAATACAGGTTTGCCGTCCTTGTCAGTGCCAAAGTTGAGCGTCTCAATGCCTTTGTTCTTAGCACGAATAGCCGCCATGTAAGTTGTAAACACTTGGTTTACAGCCTCGCCATTACCAATGTACTGCTTGGCATCTTTCAGCTTGTTCACAACACCGGCAATATTAGCGCCCCCAGTTGTCTCAACTAAGCGCTCAACACGGCCATCGTCACGGGTAACTTCCTTGATTGACGGCGCTCCATCAGATACGGCCTTAGACACAATGTTCATACGTTGGTCGTATGAACGGAGGTAGTACAGCATCTGAGTGCCCTTGAGCGGCTCCATGTACTTAGCCAAACGCTCAAAGCCTGCAAAGCGGTCAACAAGCTGTGTCTCAAACGCAAGGCCGGATGTGTTGGCTTTGATGCTGTCCCACCAAGTTCTGTCCTGCGCCACTGTCTTGGTAACAGTTGAGCTAACTCTCTCAAAGTCAGCGTTTGCAAACTGTGGTTTACGTGACAGAAGAACGCCTTTGGCTTTGCCAATACGATCAATGTTGGTCGCAACAATCTGAGCGCCTTGTTCCTTGTCGGTAAAATCAACGTAATTAAAAGTAGAGTCTTTGTCAATCCTGTCATTACGAGACAAGCCGTCCAAAAACTTGTTGCCCGAAATGCCGTACTTATTCATTGCTAGCGAAGCTAAACGATCCCCGCCAAGCACTTTGCTAAGCGCAGTGTAAATATGTTTACCTTCAGCTGGCTTAGAGTCCGGCAACAAGCTGAGGAACTTAATTTGCGCTTCTTCAGACAAGTCATTAAACAACTCGCGCACAGCTTTATCCACAGGCTCTGGTTGTTTGTCTGCCAACGCGTTCCACATCAAGTACGTATTGTCTGGATGCAAATGTATTGTGCGCATCATCGAACCTGTAGGGCTTACAGGTTTAGGCACAGGGTTGGCTGTTGGCGGTTCAAAAACAAAATTGTTTTTGTTTAATTTTTTTAAGTGCGCCAATGAGCTTACAGCTTCATCGTAATACGATTTGAACTTGGGGTCAGTTGCAAATACTTTTACATACTTTTCTTTTTCTGTTTCAAGTGTTTTAAACGCAGCGTCTAAACGTTCTTTAAACGTATCGCCTTGTTTTTGATTTGCCTCATACAACACTTGCCCGGCGGTATGCTCTTCACCGCCACGCTCTGCAAAATAAAGATCTGACCATGTTTTTCCTTTGTACAATGGATCTGCATAAGGGGTCTTGAGCCCCGCAAGATCTAAACTTGCTACAAAAGAATCAAAAGCTTTTTTGTCTTGCTCGTATTTAAATGCCGGGCCCGCTTTTAAAGAAGCATCAATGGTTGAGGCTGGCGAAAAATTTGTTCCTTCACTAACGCGTTTTTGCAATATTCTTAAAGCGTTTGCCATTCTGCTCGCGTACTTAGCAGGAACACTCCCTAACTTGTCTTCTTTGTTTGCTGCATTACGTTTAAACTCATAGAAGTCTTCGCTTGTGTGGCCTTCAAAAGTTGGTCGTTGTGATTCTTCCCAAGCTTTTACTTCCGGAAGATTTTCCCACTCTTCCATTGCAGCCATTTGCAGCTTAGACACTTCTATCGACCGGTATGAATTGGCTGTGCCATATCTTTGAGCGCGATATGAACCCCAACTATATGCCTGAATGCCTTCGCCAGTGCCCATAAAACCAAAATCAAACTGGTCAAATGTTGCGCCTGTGCCATGCCATGTGCCACGAAGTTCTAGCTGGGCGCAACCATAAGCAAAATTGACCAAGTCACCGGCAGTAATTTCGCTTGTGGGAATACCCAGTTTGTTCAAAGCTTTCTTAAACGCGTCAATGATTGAACTCAACCATCCAAACAACGGGCCCTTTCTAGTTTGCATAACACCGGCTTGCACAGCTTCTTCGACCGCATACGCTAACAACTCATCGTCAACTTGAGTGTCGGGTGTCTCCGCCATCTCCACACGCTGCATGGCTTTACGGCCAATCTGCGCTTCAAGTGAGTTGTCTGTGCGCTCAGCCCAACCTTTAACAGTACTTACCAAACGATTGAACTGCGCGGCATTAAAAAAGTTACGGAAGCCAATGTGCACGCCAACTTCGTGGAGCAACACACCAAGGCCATGGCCCTTACCAATGTTGTTGGCAAACAAAACTGCGCGTCCATCTTCTGCAAAACCTTTAGCGTCTGAAGGAATTTTGTCTTTGTACTCTGGGTTCTTTTTAAGAAACTCTTCAACACTGTTGAACAGTTCAACGTTGCCGCGTGCAGTTACGTCACCGCCCATGGCTTCTTCGAGTTCGGCTTTTAATGTTTTAACATCTGTGCCCGTAGTTGACTCGCCGCGAGAAAAGTTAAAGTCGCCATTAAAGTCAAAGCTACCTTGCGTCTTGCCTTCGCCGTATTGGTTAATATCTATTCCACCTTGATCGGCTTCTCCAAAATAAACATCTTCAAGCGCTTTAACTTTGGCCGTAGGCTTAAACAACTTTTCCAGCTTGGCGTCAGACATTCTTCCTGTACGCAAAGGCTTACCTTTGGCTTGTCCAACGGAGCTTAGCGTTGTTGCCGCTTTTTGTTTTTTGCTTGGTTTGCCTTCAAGGAATACTTCTTCCTGCGCTTCAACAGAAGCAATTCCCTGCAACACGCTGACTTTGGCTTGTGCGTTGATGACATCGTCAAGCTCAGACTTGGGGTCATTGATAATTTTCTTGAGTTCAGCTTCGGTGTTAGGGCCGGGGATAGCTTCAGCTTCAAGCAACAAATCGCCAAGCTGGTCGGCGTATGTTTTACGAATTTGTTCTTTAAGCGCTTCTCTCTCGGCAGCAGCTTCTTCTTTATCCAACGCTTCCATTGCTTTAATACGCAACCTATCTGCTTCCTTCTCAGCAGTAGTCTGGATGCGCTCAACCTTGCCTTCTTCGCGTTTGATACCTTCGCCGCCAAGCTTGTCTTTCCAAAAGTCTTCTAACTTCTGTTGCTCGGTTTTAGCTTGCTCTTTAAACTCAGTAGCGCGTTTCTCGGCGGCTTTGAGCGTTGCTCTTTGTGCGTCAGCGTTTTTCTTAGCTTGTTGGTAAGCAAATGGGTATGAACTAGGCTTGTCAAGAACGCTCTCCCCGCGCATGGTGGCAAGGTTGGCTTCCAGCATTTCTAAATACTGACGTTCCATCTTGACGTTGCCGTCCAACATGGCTTGGGCTACTGCATAACCGCCGTCGTGTTCAGTTGAACGCTCATTTACCAAGTCGGTAAGTTCATCCTCTTGCGTTTCAACTTGCTTCTTGAGGTCGTCAATAACGCTTTTCTTTTCTTCGTACCGGAACAACTCGTATGTGGCAAGCTCGGTGCGATTAGCGCCACCTTCTTGTGCCAACACGCTATCAAAGCGTTTCTTAATTTTGTCCAGTTCTGCCTGCTCTTTATCAAGCGTTGTCTTAGCTTTTTCAAGATCGGCGCTGGCTTTACTAACTACGGGGTCAAGCAAGAACGCCATTGCGTCGTCCATCTCACGACGAGCATTAGTAACTGCTTTTTCTACCGCTTGCTGATATGTACCGCGTTGTTGCTTAATAGCTTTCTCAGAATTAAGCATTGCTTTTTGTTCAGCAGATATGACCACTGAACCTTGCATAGCTTTCTTAACTTGTTTAATAGCCGTACGAAGCGGTTGCAATCTGTCGTTCAAAGCTTTTGCTGCTGCGCGAACATTTGCATTTGTGTCTTGCATAAACGACAGCAACTGATTGTCTGTGTCGTTAAGCCGTCGTCCGTCAGCTAACAGTCTCATGGCTTCATCAATTTGATCTCTATACTTGGGCAAGTGTTCTGTTTTAAACTCTCTTACCAAACGCTCGGCAATTTGCTGTTCTTGCGCAGACATAGGCTGGAGCGTGCGGTACTTTTCCAGAATAACTTTTTCTTCCGGAGTTGTGCCTGCTTCTGGCATGCCCACAAACACTTTTGCTAACATCTCGTTAGAGTAGCGGCTTGTGTCTTTCCAAAAGTATTGCGTGTCTGCAATAATGCTGTCGCCACGTTCTTTGACTCTCTCAAGGAACTGCATGCGTTTGGTTACTGTTGCTTTTCTTACTAGCCGTTCTTGCTCAGACTTCTTAAACAGCGCCCGCGCTTTATCCAACGCTTCCCATACAGGGCGCATGCGGGGTGACTTGGCAAAGTTTGCCGGTGTTGCGCGGATGTAACCCAACGCTTCTTGCGCCTCAGGGAACAATGCTTTCTGTCCTTGCGGCACAGTCTCTGTAGCGCGGATAGCGTCATTGATGGCTTGAATATCAACTTGTTTGACGTCGCGTCCGGCAACAATGGCATCCACTACTGGCTCAACCTTGTCCAGAATCTCACGCGTAGCTTGGTTCTTGTCCATCAGATCGGCGGCAGCATTGAGCGCATCGCGTGCACCGGGGCGCATACCACCCATCTTAGACATTTTGTTACGCACAAATTCTGTACGGCGGCGTAATTCACCGCGAAGAGTAGTCGCCGTTTCACCACGGGCTTCGGCTGTCTTCTTGGCTTCCTCTTCTTTGAACTGGCGCTTGAGCACGCCTGTCTCTACACGTTGTACTTTAACTTCAGGCTTTGCATACAGCGCACGCATGGCTTCTTTGATGCGTTCTTGGAACTGCGCCACTTCTTGTGGCTGCATGCTTGGCACGCCTTCTTTGACTACGCGGCGTTCTGTCTTTGCGGCACGCACAACCTTGTTTGCTCGCATCTGTGCAGGCTCGACAATAACTTCTTCGTACTCAGCGCGTACAGGTTTTTGTTTTGCTCGGTCAACCCATTCGTTGATTGCGTCAAATATATTAGATGCCGCTTTGATCGCTTCGTTTTGTGTAATGGCGGGGTTGCCTGCGGCGCGGCGGTTTAACGCGGCTTCTTGTAGCGCAGAAGAAATAAGTTGGCCACGCAGTTGTTCGGCTTGATTGGTCAGTGATTGTTCTGTAGACGCGGATACTCCTTTACCAAACCCGACAAGTCGAGTTTCCATTTCCCCTGTATCTGGGTTACGTACTTGTTCAGTTTCTTTACCAAGCGTTTGCTCTGTACGCAGTTGCTCAGTGATGTCGCTCAGCTTGGCCATGGCCTCTTGCTGTTGACGGCGTGCGGCAACAACTTCACGGGCGTAATCGCCACCTTCTTTACTAAGCTGGTCAATCTTTTGAAGTGCCACCTTGCCTTTGGTCAAAGCTTCCATGGCTGCGGCACGCTCTGGTGCACCACGCTTACCTTGGGCTGGCATTGCGTAGCGGGCTGTGCGGTAGTCTTGATCGGCTTTGTCGGCTTCAGCAATTAAGGAGTCCAGCTTCTCTCGAATCTGTTCACCGCGTGGGATAGGCTTGATCTTGTCGCTGACTTTGATGACTGGCTCTTTGTTGAGCGCCTTCTCAAACATGGGGTCGAGGTAGTCAAAGTTAGGCTCAGCGTTCTTCTTTTGCTCTTCAACCTGTGCTTCAGACTCTTTGTACAGAGCCATCTGGTCTTTAGGCTGTGTAAGTTTCTGTTGGTCAAATGCCTGTTCTTGCTCGCGTTGGCGCGTGGCGGCTTTGGCTTCTGAACCCACGCGCAGTTTGAGCGCGTTAAAGATGTCATCGCTACGCAGACCTTCTGGCAAACCCGTCAGCGTTGGGCGTGTCTGTACAAGCTGTTGCGCCTTGGGGAAGTCCTGCATCAAATAGTCAGTGTAATCTTTGATGGCTTCAGCTTTGTACTTGGGGCTGTAGCTAGCGGCGGTATTCATCTGGTCGTTAGCCAGTGCAACACGTTGGTCAGCGTACTCAGCAACTTGTTGTCGAGGAGTTAAAGGAGCCGCAGGTGTAGGGGGCGTAGCAATCTGTTGCTCGTAGTATTCAGGCTCCCGCGCCACCTTTTGCTCTTCTGTCTCAGGAGGCAAACCAAACGCGTACTCTTGGGGGGTGAGCTTAGCCACGCGCTCTTGCTCAGCCATCTGGCCAAGCTGTGCTTTGGCTTTGTAGTAATCTTCAGAAAGCGGCGTGATTTCTTTTGTTAACTCACGAAGTTGTGCGTTGATCTGCGTGTTGAACGCCTTGTCCGCATCGTATGTAGGTGAGTCTTTTGTTACTTTTTTAAGCTGCGCAATCAAGTCTTGCTTCTGTTGAGCAAGGGTGTCGTACTTCTGCACAACTTCTTGTGCGTACTCTGGGGTTTGTTTACGCTGACGCTCTGCTTCAAGGCGCTTTTCTTCTTCTGCGCGGAGCGTGGCAAACTCATCTTGGGGTTTACCCGCACCTTTGGCACGACGACCTAGCGCCAAATCAAACAAACCTTGGGCTAACGCACCAACCGCGCCGCCATAAGCAGCGGACTCGCCCACGTCTTCAATAATAGATTGGTCAGGCTTGTAGATGCCCTTGGCAATTAAGTTCTGTGCAGTTTGAGATGCGGCTTCCTGCGCGGCTTCTTCGCCACCGGCCAGCAATGCACGTTTAACATAAGCCACAGCGCCATCTTTGACTGGCTCAGACACCCGTCCCAGAATACGGGCGGGAGCAAACATTTCACTTAGGCCAACAACTGTACCCAAGGCCGTAGCGCCTGCACGTTGTCCTTCTGTAGCCCCGCCAGTTTCTGCTCGCACACGAGCTTCTCCAGCACCTGCACCTGCACCAAGCGCTCCCATACCCACACGGCCTGCCGCACCCAACGGGCCAAGACCTAAGAACGGAATGATTGAACCGGCAGCTTCACCAAATTTACGTCCCACCGTCTCTTCGTAGCCCGGCGCGGCTTCAAACGGTTTCTTGGCAGCGCCTGCTAGACTGGCAATACCAGAACGGGCAGCTTTCTCAGTTTCTTCGGGAAGTAATGCAGAAGCGCCGACAGCCGCGCTTTCAACCATACCAATAGCGCCGGGGGCTAGACCTTTAAAGAATTCTTTGGCTTGACCGCCAACAGTGGTTTCTTTTTTCTCAGGTTCTTTGGATTTAAACGCCTCGGGGTACATGCGTTGCGCACGGGCGTAAGCTTCTTGAGGCGACTCTCCCTCTCGAATAGTTACAGAAGAACCGTCTGGTAGAGGAAGATATTGTGCCATGGCATTACTAATTGTGCGGCTTGACAAAAGCCCCCAGCAAGGCCGAACTTAACTGGGGTGTTGAAATTCTACAACTTAATCCCGAACAGGGCCAGTGGGTTTGCTTGTTGGTGTAAGCATACGCTGTTTAATAATTGCATCAAACTGCGCGGCAAGATCCGGGTTGGTTGCTTTGAGCATCATTGGGTTTTTAAGGTACGCCTGCAACTCTGCTTCGTATCCTTTAGCCTCAGGGCCAATAGACGCGTAGTTTTTATAGGACTCGGCAAACTTGGGATCCCTTGCCATGCGGTCAACAATCTTCTCAATACCAGAAGGAGCGTTGATTTGCGCATTGGTACGGGCGTTAGCTCCTCGTTCTTGAATCAATGTCCTGTTGGTAGCTTCGGCGTTGTTGACCATGTCTTTGTAAATGCCGCTAGCAATCTCACCCTTCTTACCCGTGATTTGTGTAACAGCAGTTGTAAAGTGCCGCTCGGACTCAGCCATACGCGTGTCGGCTTTTTCTTCGTAAGATTGTTGTGACTTGAGATCGTCGCGGCTTTCGGCTCGGCGTGCGTTCTCAATGTCTGCCATGGCTTTGTTGCGTTCTTTAGCCGCTTTCTTAAACTCTTTAAGCGCATCGCCGTAGTCGCCCAAGCCAACCATAGCGCCTTTGGCAATGTTTGTAGCTGCGTTTGGAGATTCTCCAGCCGCCATAGCCAAGAAGCCTTTCATCAAGGACATAAGGCCTGACTTCTCTTTATCAGTAGCGTCTTGCAGTTCTTCTTTCTGCAATAGCTTCTCATAACCTGCGTATGCGGGGCCCTGCTTCTTGTTAAATTCATCGAGTTGTGCAATGCGCGCTTCTTTCTGTGAGCCAATGTCTTGGCGCTCTTGCAGTCGCTGTTGATCTAACCGGCGTTCAAGTCCAGCAGCATCAAAGAACTGGTCGCTTGCTTTGGTTGCATCCGCAGCAGTAGGCTGTTTGATTGTTGCAATTCCTGTAGGCAAGTTACTTTGAGGTGCAGGCGCGGCAGCGGGAGGAGCTTTATCCATAGGAGCGCCCGAATCAACCGGCATCTTCTCAAAGCCGGGTTTTACCCCGGGGAAGTCTTTAGCGCGAATAGCGTCTTTGTCGGGGTACTTGGCGGCTATGGCTGCTTTATCCCCAGCTTTAACTTTTACTTCTTGATAGGCGGCAATTTCTTCAGGGGTAGCTGTGCCCTGCGCAATCTTTTGCTCAATCATGGCAAGCTGACGCTCTTTATTACCGCCGCTTAAACCTTCCATAATGCGTTGAAAAAGCGGTGTGTTTTCTGGGGCACCTTGTTGTGTGAACTCAGCGCGAGGTTGTACCGCCGCCATGCCGGGAATAGCATACATAGGGTTACTACTTACAACGCTGCCATCTCTTATATTACCTTGATAGCGTGGGATGTGGCCGCCCTCAGACATACGAACCACAGGCTCGCTACGCTGGGCAAAATCAAACATACCGCCTTGCGACATGCCGGTTCTTTTTGGGACATCGTCACCATCGCCGTAGCCAGCAATACCACCATCAGCCATAGTCTGCATATTAGGCGCTGGGATCTGTGCAATACCTTGGTTTTCTGGAAGCTGTTGCTGCGCCATACCCGCAATAGACTGATCCGCCACTGTAGGCTGTTGGCCTACTTGTCCCTGTGCTGCTGTGCGCAGTTGTTTGCGGCGGTCTGACTCTGACTTTGCCAACGACAAAATGTAAGGGTTATTTTTATGCAGCATTGCATACTGTTGCAACGCCGAGTCCGGCTGTAAGCCAGCCAAGGTCTTTGTAATCAGGTTGACGTCGGGTGTGCCGATGGGCGTTTGTTGTGTGTAAGCCATGTTTAATCCTGACCCATTTGATAGATAGCCAAGTCAGCCAACCCAGCAGGGCGGCTTTCTAAGTCGCCAGTAGCTCCACCTTTGGCACCAAACAACTTAGCGCCAGTCAACGCCGCGCCGCCAAGACCTGCGATCTGAGACACTGCTGAAGGAGGGGGTGCATACACATTAGACGACTGCTGAGTCAAAGGCAAACCGCGCAACATGTCGGACATGAATCCCAGTTGTTTGTATGGGTAGTTCTGAGCGTTTAAGAAGTCTTGATACTGATTGTTAAGAATGTTCTGCGTTTGTGCTTGCTGTTGCAAACCATACTGATTCTGCGCAGCATTGATGCCCATGTTCTGTTGGTACTGCATGCCGCCCAATTGACCTAGAGTATTTGCGCCACTTAACGCTGTCTGCAAACCTTGAAGTCCTAGCCCGGCACCAAACTGCCCCTGCTGTGCGTTTAACTGGGCTGCGCCTTGATTGGCTGCTTGTTCAGCGTTGAACTGCCCCATGCCTTGCGTATAGGCGTTTTGCTGGCCTTGCGCCATGATGTCGCCCAATTGACGGTTCAAGTTGCCTCTAGCCTGACCACGCATCAAGTAGTCACCACTACCGCCGAAGGCTCCACTACGCGCTGCATTGGCTTGCTGGGCTTGTCCTGCAATAGCGGCTTGCCGTATAGCGTCTTGTTGCTGGCGCTCCACCACGTTTTTCATGTAGGGCGACATGTAGCTCTCAGCCATCTGAGGGCTTGTAAACGACTTAGCTTGGAAAGGGTTGTATGTGTAACCTGTATTAAGCGCGCCTAGACCGGCAGAACCCGCCATTGCCGTTGCATCTTGCAACTGAGGTTGGGTCTGCATCAACGCCATATTCTCATACGACTGTTGCATCATTGGCGTGAACTGCGCCACCCGATCCCCCATGTACTGCATGTAGGGGTTTTGATTGATGTCGGTCAGACCTTGGGCGTTACCTAGCAGTTCCTCAACATACGGCTTAGCGTAGTCGGGAATCGACGTTGTCGTTTGCGTTATTTGCGAGAGTTGTGGATCAGCCATGATCTATTCCTTAAGCGGGAAGATATTTGTCAGCGCGGGAGTTAGCCGCTACTTTGTTTTTGCCTGTGGTCTTGCCGCGTGCACGTTGCACACGATCCATCATGGCGTAGAGTTTCTTAGCGCCTGCATCTGTAGAGCCATTGCCAAGTTCAGACACGATGCGTGCAGGGATCACAAACTCACCATCGGCAAGGCGTGCGGGTTGGTTCTTAGCGCCGATTGTTGCAGGGATGCTGTCAGACACGCCATCTCCGGGGCCTTTGAGCAGACGACCGCCATCAGAGTAAGAGCCAAGTGAGCCTAGACCGCCACCCATGGCGTAGCCCATCATGCCGCCACCAGCGGCAACTTGCTTGCCGGTTACGTCATAGCGCTTGCCGTTGCCCGCTAAATACGTTCCGTCTTCTTGCAGCACGGCTGTGTAAGTTTCTGTGTTGTATCCAGAAGAATCAACAATGTCAATGGTCTTTGCCTTGGTCAACTCGGCGGCTTTTGCACCACCAGCTTTGGGCGCGTTGGGGTTTGTGCTGCTTTCGGTAACTGTTCCGTCCTTGCCTGCTGACAAGAATCTAGGTTTGTACTTCATACCGGCAGACCAGTATGGGCGCATGATGCCTTCAGCGGTTGATGCCGCTTTACTTTGCACGGGGTATTTACCGCCGCCTTTACCCATGAGGTAGTCGTACGCAGCCAGCGAGTCGCCAGTCTGTTTGTTGTACAACTGCTCAAACTCAGCCATTGTTTTAGGCGCTTTGGGGATATAGCCAAGACTTCCGCCACCAGTTGTATACGCATTACGTAAACTCTCCATGCCTGTAAAGCCGCCAACAGGAATGCCGGGAATAACAGGGGAAGTTGTGATTGTGCCGTTGGGGTTGACTGTTGCGCCACCACCAAAAATAGACGGGCCAGTTGTGCCTGATACGCCCACGGGAAGCGTAGTAGCAGCGGTCGTAGTTAAACTTGTGGGTTGTGTAACTGTTGTAGTTGTAGTGTCTACTGCCGAAGTGTTTTTAACGCACTGTTGTGTTGCTTCGTCAAAGTGGTAGCCCGTTGCACATGTTTTATCAACTACTTTTGCAGTGTCTTTAACGCACGACTGGGTTGCCTCATCCCAGTGATATCCTGTTCCGCATGTTTTATCAATTGCTTTTTTGGCCTTAAACAAACTGCCAAAATCTGTGCCGGTTGCTTTGTTAACATCCGCTACGCTAACACCAGTACGAGCTAGTTCAGCAAGCGCTGCATTTTGAGCGTCGGCTACAGACATTTTTCCTGTGTTAATTAGGTTTTGTAGCCCGCTTGCGACGTAGTTAATGTTGCCATACAAACCTTCTAAACCGCCTTGGTCGCCGGGCAAAGCACCGGCGGTATAACCAAGCTGTGTGTAAAGACCAACAGGTTTTCCAGTAACTGCATCTGTAACACCATTCGTCAGCGTTTTATCATCCAAAGCATGCGTCAAGGCGTATTGAGCGCCTTGAGACAACCCTGCACCTTGCATTGCGTTTGTTAGCCCCTGACCTTGTAGCCCTACCGCTTTTGTCGCTGCTAAGAATTCATTGGCGTCTGTAGCTCCAGTATTAAGAGTGTTTACAAAACGTTTCTCGTAGTCGGCTTGCTGATTCTGTGTGCCAGTAGCGCGAGCAATATCGGCGGCAGACACACCAAACTTCTGCATGTCAGTGGCAATCTGTGTGTCTGTCAGGTTGGGGGTCTTAAAGTAATTAAAGATATCCGTGTCCGAGGGGACATAGCCCCCCGGTGCATAACCCGGCACACCACCGTTAGCCAAAGCCACGATGCCGCCATCAGCAAAACCTAAAGGAGCACGGGGCTGTAGCGTGTCCATCTGCCCTGTTTGGGGGTTTGTGTAAGCGTCAGAAAAGTTGCGACTACCAAACTCGCTGGCTTTGACCGGCGCTAAAGACTTGTACGTCTGTGTGTAGGGATCGTATAACTTCTGACGAATGTATGCTGGGTTGGTATTCTCCGGCATCTTGGTTGTCGTCGGAACCATAGCGCCTGCCATGATTGGGGCTGCGGCTGCGCCTAAATATTTAAAATTATCTTTGGCAAACTGAAGGGGGTCGTTTGCAACGGCTTTCAAACCGGCACTAGTCATATCAGCACCGGACATTGTGGCTGGATTAGCGCCGCTCTTGAGAAATTCATTAAAGGCTTGGCCAGACGAGCCCTGTGCAGCTGCAACATCACCAAATACTTGAGGGCCTGTGCCCGTGGCAGAACCGGCTAAAGCTTCAGACAAACCAGCGCCTGTGCCAGCGTTGGCCAAACCTTCAGCCAAGCCCGCTCCACCATACGCACCCAATCCGGCCATGAGACCGCGAGACAAACTACCAGTAGCCAAGGTAGTCAGGCCGCCTGTAACTAAACCAGCCGTGCCAGCAGACATAAAACCGCCACCAATAGCCGCACCAGCGGGGCCAAGGAACGCGCCAAGGGCGATAGGGGCAACAGCTTTGAACAAGTCAGACAAAAGCCCCGCTTCGGGTAAACCCGTAGTAGGATTGATGGTCAGCGTTGTGCCGTTAGCCTCGGCAAACTTTTGTAGATTTCGGACTTCGTCCGGCGTCATGTGTACAAGTAACGAGTCGTCACCGCGACCGTTGGCGGCTACCTGTTCGGCAAACTTATGTAGGCTCATTTTTGCCTCTCAAAATGAAGGTTGTTTGATAATATCATGCTGGGAGCGCAGACACAAATGAAAGTGTAGCTACGACGGAAGCTGTTGAGGGTTTAGTGGGCGTGCCCGAAGCTGCGTAAGTTTCTATGGTTACAGCCGCATTGGTTGTAGACCAGTAAATCTGAACGTAATCACCAGCATTCATAGATAGGAAATAGTTCCAGCCTTTGATGTCGTGAAACGGATCGCCGGGGTTTTTACGAGCCGGTAATCCAACTTTACCTGTCGAACCTGTGATATCTGTGCCGTTTTGTTTGAGCCAGATAAAAATATCGTATGGAGCATTACCAGCGTTCTGCACCTGCACACTGAACTGTAAGTTGTATATACCGGCGTTAGCCACCGTAATTTTTGAGCCTGCTTGCAACGACACTTCATTGGAGAAATCTGTGGTATCTAGGGCCATCAACGTGGCTGTATTAGCTGTTGTCGTTTGACTTGTAAAGTCTGAAAACGCTCCGTATGGAAACCCAATATATCTACCCCCAGTTCGGCCAAACAGTTCAGCAAACGCATTTTGTAGTTGGTTGAAGTACAGACGCAAAACGTTGGTAAATTGATCCTGATACCGGCGCTCATACGTGTCCGTGCCCAATGGTAAATTGGGTGGGGCAGGGGTGATGATTTGGTCTTTGGTTGCCATCAGCAAGTACCCCAGTGGAGGCGCTCAAGTTCTTTACGGGCTGCTGCGGCATCTTCTATGGACTTACAAACTTTGGAATAGTATTTTTTCTTCTGCACAGTTATCGCCGCGTAATAATAACCATTATGGAATAAAACACCCGTAACACCTGTCTTGCTTGTTTTTGGTACCCGAATGTTTCTAGCTTGTACTGTTGGTGTTGTCCAACGCACGTTATTAGGTTCGTAATTCCCGGTTGTGTCAATACGGTCAAATGTTTCAGCGCCCGACGGCTCGCCAACTTCTTTTGCAAAAGTAGCGTAATTATGCCAAGGAGCGTGAACTATGACCCCCCTACCACCCCATCTTGGATAGTCTTTGTCTTTGGGGTTGTAGCAACGTCGCATCATTGCTCGCCACGTATTGTATGAAGATTTATTCCAGCCACCATGTTTAAAATTAGGAACAATGCACCCGCAAGAGGTGGTATTCCCTGTTACTAAACTTCCAGAAACAACCACTGTCTCACTACCACAGGCACACTTGCAACGCCACAACACCTTTTTTAACTTGTCACGTCCAGCCTGCTCAAGCACCGTCAGCTTACCAAAAATTTGCCCTGTTCTGTCTACGAATTTCATCGCAAGCTCCTTAAATAAAAGAGCTTGTAGTATACACAATCTTTTGTGATCCGTATACATGTCACCTACGTCCATCAGGACGAATATCAATACGCGGTGCCCCCAACTGCCAGCAAGTGTTGATCTGGTTAGAGCTAATCTTGAAGATCATCTGACGACCACGCAAACGTGTAAATATCATGCCTGTAAACTCTTCAGTAATATAGTACGCCGAAGATTTACGAACAGGCTGAGCAGCATCGCTTGTAACCCCCGAGCCGGAATTGGCTAAGCCATAAAGCTCCATGGTCACAGTAGGCTGCACACCTGTCGGAGAAGTTGTGGCGCTCTCAAAAGTCAGATCAGGAAGGACGCGCCACACAAAACCAAAATTGTGTCCATCGCCAATGTCAAACTCTGAGGAAGAAATGTAGGCATTGATTGCAGTAGCTGTGCCGGTCGTGTTGTCATTTAGACCCGTTTCGTGGTTAATTAAGTTGCCTGTAAGCGTGGCTGTGGTGTAGTTTGCCGCAATAGGAACCGTCTGTAAGCCAGAGTCAAGCCAAGCAGTTCGAGACATGGTGCCGTAGTACCAGATTTTTTCAAGGTAGTTATAGATAACATACCTGTCGATGGCCGTACTATTAGCTGAGCAGTAGAACCACCAGACCTCATTGAAGCCTTCGTTTGTACCGGAGAATACTTGCAAGTCCTGTTCTTGGTTAAGGTCACTGAATACAAAGCGGCGCAAGTCGCAGTTAAGTGTTTGTACGCGACCATCATAGGAGTAGAACTTGTCCACGCCCATCCAGTACACAATACCCGAAGCAATCACCGCCGCGTTAGGACTCATGATTGAGATGTTGTCGCCAAGCAGTTGCGGTGCCCATACGTAAGGAGGGCCAAGGTACTGGAGCGAATACACAGCCGAGTCAGTAAACATCACAACCTCTTGGCGGGTCTGAACAACTGCAACAATCTCTGAGCCGTGAGACACCCGTACAAAACCTGCTTGGTTAGTGGGGTCAGGCGTCCAGTTGTAGATGTCGTCTTGCGCTGACCAGCGAATCAGCATAGGGTCAAGCACGCTTGAGCCGTAGTCGTTACAGCCAAAAGCAATTACAAACCGAGATGTGTCAGAAACGGTCATGCTGTTCTGAACAGTTGGCACATCCACAATCAAAGACACATACACCCCGGTGCCCGTGGAGGAAGTATTTACCGCATTGCCTGCGCTGTCTAAAAGTTTAAACGTCAAGCCATTTACTTCAAACACGTAATATGTAGTTGCCGCAGAGATGCCCGTGGGTAGGGACGTAGTAGCAGCAAACTGGAGGGCCGCGCCCTCGGTATAAAGTATGGTGGAGGTCACCACAGTTGGTGAAGCGCTGGTAAACGCTACATTGCCACCCAAAGAATTCAGCAGTACACCACGAGTGTTAACGCCGTTGTTGGCTGTCCAATAGTAAATAGGGCCACCACGGGGGCCGTACACTAAATCTTGGCCGTAGTTAATTTGGTTCCACAAACGCAGTGATGATGTGGATGTAAGGCCGTAACCCCATGTACCAATCGTGCCGCCAGCAGGGGGAGGACTACCCCAAGTACCAGCGCCCCAACCCACAAGAGGAACAGGAATAGCTGGGCCAACGTTAATTTGATACGTGCCTACAACAGCGGCACCACCTGTAGCGCCAGCCGCAACCACCGTTGGAGAGGTGGAAATTGTGTATGTGTTGGCTGTTAGAACAGTAACTTGAAACTGCGCATTAAGGGTAGTAGCGTATGTGCCTGTAGCCCCGGAGAAGGTGACAAAGTCGCCTGTTACGCAGCCGTGATTTGTATCTGTAACAGTTACAGTAGTAGTGCCGTTGCCTACAAAAGTTACATCGCCAGCCGCAGTAGTCAACCGAATGGGCGTGATGTCGTAGTAAACACCGCCTTGGTTAATGTAAAACTTAAGGTTCGTACCAACACCAATAAGGTTATCGCCACCAAGCGTTACCCAATTCCACAACGAGCGACATACGCCTTGGAACGAAGCCGCAGACAGCGGCTCCCAGCCGCCAAGAACTTCGGGGTTGCCTTGACGAAAACGGATTTTGTCGCCTTCATACCAACCGCCCTCGGTTGTGTATCGCGTGTTCTCCCGGTTGACGCCCGGCTTAAACAGAACTTTTTGTAATGGCATCGGTCAATCCAGTAGGGCGCACTCAGCAGTGCGGCGTTTTAACAAGCCCGGCAAAACCTTGCCGCCACCTTTAGTCCAGAGCATCAGTTGTTCCTTGGCCCCTTCCCAATCATTGGCATTGATTTTCCTCTTTAACGTAGATGTTTGCAAGCGTCCAGTGCCCAAGTTATAGCAGAAATCTACGATGGCATTGCACTTGCGCTCGTCAGTAATCAGCCCCGGACAGTTACGCAAAACACCGGGTAGGTACGTATGCTCAAGCTCAATCATTAAAAGCGCCCTAGCCGTGGGTTCATCCATGGGAGCGTCTTCCAAAGTTACCTTGCGTTTATCTGCGTAGTAGGTAGAACCATAGCCGATGGTAGCTACGCCAGCCGGACACAGGTACGGCTTAGACCGAAAGCCTTCAAACTGACGGCACAGGGCTGAGGCAAGCTCTAAGTTCATAGCCCACGCTGCTTCAATGTACGGTCGAGGAACCAGTAATTTATGGTGCCAGACACCAGAGCGCAGAAGTCCACAGTCATCATGGTCTTAAACACTACTTCAGGAGATGCACCTGCGCGATAAGCTTGCCAAGCAAACCAGACATGGATGAACGACCACAAGGCCATGATCCAGTAAGTCACCACAGGACGCACGGATGCGGACAGACTAGCCGCCCAACCACCCGCAGCTTTGACCATCTCGGCCTGCTGATTGATTGCAGCGTTAAAGGCATCCATGACCCCTACGTCCACAGCGGCTTCGCGCTGGGCACCGATCTCGGCTAGGCGTTGCTGACCACGCAGTTGTTCCAGTTCACACTGGCGGCTGAACATAAGAAGCTCATGCGCACGCTCGTTCTTCTTGTCAAAGTATTTCAGGATTTCAGGAGCAAGGCGGAAGATGCCACCCAGCAAGCCCCCGAACACACCACCACTTACAATTTCAAACATGGTTATTCTCCACAGTGTTTACATCTGTGATGGCTATCGCCGTGTGAAAGCTTGACCCCCGCTAAGAGACCAATAAAGCCACCGATGATGGTTTGAAACGCTGGGTGGAGCATGGCGAAGATTTCTGCATTGTCCACTTCCTTGGCCCACAGACCGAGCAGAAACGCAACCACCATACCCAGCACCGACAGGCAAAGCGTGGAAGCTACCATCAAGGTAACAGAGTACGTCAATTTACCAACGACATCTGGGTTCTGTTCCATCACTTCTTTTCCCGTTCAAGTGCGTCTTTGTATCCATGTACAACTTTGGCTCTAAGCCATGTGGAGTCTGCCGTGCCTGACCACTCTGCCAGATTGTTCCAAATAACTGTGTAATCCGTTGACTTGCAGTGCTGGGCGTTCTGATCCAGCCACGCCATCATTTGTTTGTGCCGTTCGGTCGGATCGTGGATTGTGTAACCAATCCCGTAGAACTCGCGCACATGGCATCCATTCTTGGCTACGGCTCCGACTAGCCCCAACAGCAGTAACAGCAGAAGGAGCCAGCGCATACATGGTTAGGGAGCGTCAGGCCAAGTGATTGTCCAAGGGAAACCAGACTGTGCAGTGATGTCACGCAGAGCTTGGCGGTATGTAGCCCATGCAGTTTTATCTGCGGTGCTGTCAGCAATCTGTGTCCAGTCGCTGTCGCTTAGTTTTTGTGTACGTTGCTCACGTACAGCTTTAGCTTGTTCAGCATCTTTCTGAGTGCGATATGCAGTTTCATCTGCCGCCGCTGTGTCGCCTGTAAAGATCGGGCCAAGCACATACTTTGTGTACCACTTACCATCTACTTGCTCAACACCAGAGGCTTGAGAGTATTGGTAAACAGTACCACCAGTTGCTTGTGGGCCTTCAAAGACTACATCAGCACCCAAGCTTTCCAAGACTTCAGTTGTTGTTGTATCCCATGATGGGCCACCATTGGCTTTTGTGTATGCACGAAATTCACTTTCGTACATGACTGCGCCTGTTTCTCTGATTCGTACTTGCATGATGATTCCTTATGCGATAGCCAAAAATATGTAACTTGCGCCATTTGTGTTGATTGCCGCCAAGATGCCTGCGTTCAAAGCAAAGCCTGTTGAAACTGTTGTAACAGAGCCAAGGGTTGCAGATTCAGCGGCTGTACTGTTAAGCAATAAATATGGGTCAGTCAATGTTGTCATGCCACGGGCTGTGTCATAAACATACCAGTCACCAGTTGTGCTTGTACATTTTATTAAGACAAACCTAGCACCGCCTGTAAAACCACAGTTAATAGTTTGAGTTGAGCCGTTACCTGTGTAACTGCCGACCTTGCTGACCCCTGCGCAGGTTGCAAAAAGATAGGCTACATAGGTTGTGCCAGAAGCATTACAACCCGCACCACTATTTACTGTAAAAGTTGTGCTTGTGGGCTGTGCGTCAAGAAAACTTCCATAGGTGTAGTTTGTCTGGGCATCAGTTGTATCCAACAATTGTTTTTTAAAGTTGGAAGATGTAAAAGTGTGAAATGTGTACCAATCACCTGACCCATTAGCACTTCTGTTTTTAATTATCAAAAGTTCTGGTGCTACGCCAAGATTATGTGTTTGGGCATTATTGCTTGCCCCATTCCCTGTATAGCAAACCTCATCAAAGAAGCTGGGGGCGCGTCTGAAGAAATGCAAAATTGCAGTTCCTGTTTCGTAATTCATTTCTCCAGCGGCAGAGGTAACAATGCCGTCTTGTAACATTGTTCCTTCCTGATTTCCCGCTTGTTCAGCATTAGAATTATTTGAAACTAATTTCTGAGTTCCTCGCAAGCGGTCAAAAAACGCATTGTTATCAATGCCGGAGTTTGCACCGCCACTTCTCCCTTTGTAATGCGCTAAGTCAGGAGGAAATCCAGCACCCGTTATGTCTCTTGGTGTAGTGTTTGTTTTTGTGTACGCAATTCCGTTATAAACCTGACTGCCCACAGTAGGCACTTTCATCGGGCCACGACGAATGGCGATGTAGATGTAGGTTCCACCTGAAATATTCCAGTTTGTTCCAGTTAATTGAAATCCAGTTGCAAGGGGTTGAAGAATATCAACTCCAGTAAATTCAGCATCTGACGAATTTGGATATAAAACAGGGTCTGCTGAACCCGCAACAGTCAATCCACGCATATTGTCAAATAAAGCCCACGCGCCCCCAGAAGCAGAATCTGTTCTTTTAATAAGAACCCATTGCGGCTCATAGCCAAGCGTCACAGTTGGCCCCGTTGCAGAACCATTACCCGTATAAGACCCACACGAAATCACATTGTCTGTACCAGTCAGACCAAAGCCTCCTGCGTTGTGGGCGAAGACATAAGCCACATACTGGATGCCATTAAGTCCAACTTCCCATCCAGCAGTAAATGTCGTGCTTGAAACGGCTTTGACTTTGTCGGAGTTTCCATCAATAGAAGCCGTTGTGTTTAGTTTCAAATACTGCGTAGTTGGAGAAGACAGTCCACGGTGGTAAACGATCCAGTCGTTAAGCGTGAAGCCAGAACCGCTAGTGTCTGACAGAGGTTTAATGATGATGCAGCCGGGTGTGCTTCCGAGGCTGTGGCTAACTGTCTGACCGCTACCGCCATAATTTTGAGTGCCTGTATAAGTCACAACATCAAAGAACTTTGGTTGCTTGCGGAATGTCCATGAGGCGTAGGTTTCATTGTTTAAGTTAATTGCACAAAAGTAATTAGCCCCAATTGAAAATCCATTGGCATTGAATGAGGTTAAATCATCGCCAGCGCCCGGAGATGTTTGTTCCGCAATCGTACTGTTAGAAAAAATTACTTTATTTCTACCCCGAACTGTATCAATCCAATTATGCGCGTAAGCAGACCCTGACCTTTGTTTTGTCCAAACCAAACCACCTTTACCAGACAAGTCAATGCCATTAGTAATTGTCTGTGTAGAGCCGTTGCCTGTGTATAAAAAAGTCCCGAAAACTTCTTCTATATAGTTAGGAACAGCAGCAGCACCACCACCAAAGGCATCATAAGAAGCCGCACCACTTGTTGCTTGTAATGGCATAGTGTTAAGCCTTAAATTGTGTGTTGCTTGCCAAGACTGTGAAAGTTGCACTACCTGTTTTGATGATGAGGTATCTCAGACTATCGATGCCACTAGCATTTCCCGCAGTAGGCGCACCACCTAACCACCTAGTAGTAACTCCAGAAGTAGTACCATCCACTTGAACAGCAGAGTTGTAGTAAGCAGTAGAGCCTTGAGTTACCAAGAAAGCCACAGTCATTGACTGACCTGTACTCATCAAAGTATTCAATGAAGTACCGCTAGAGCCTCTAAAGTTAACTGTCCAGTTAGCACTTGCGTTACTTGTGTAGTACAAGACTGACTGAGTGGTAATGTCGTAGTTAATCGTTCCAGTAGCCGCAGTGGCTGATACTGTTGCTACCTCTGCTGCATCGTTTAGAACAATGGCTTGAGCAGATGATGTGCCCGAGAAAGTCTGCGTTGCAGTAAACGTCGTGGCTGTACCGGGGGCCACATAGTCCGTACCCGCAGTAGCATTAGCCAACGCACCACCAGAGTTGGCTTTAAGAATCGCAGTGCCAGAGGGTGGGGCTAAGTAATCTGTACCGGCTGTAGCGGCAGAAATTGCCGTACCGTTACCTTTTAAAACACCCGTAATAGATGTTGATAACGTCAAAGCTGGGGTTGCACCGCCAGACGAAGTGCCTGCAAGTCCGTTAGCAGAAACAACAGATACAGCGGTTACTGTGCCTGTACCAGAAGTGCTGGTAGCAATCTTTACGTAGTCAGTACCGTTGTAATAGACATATGCGCTTTCGCCAACGGCAATTGATACACCCGTTTGGCCTGTTGCCTTAAATGTCACTGCGCCACCGGTAGCGGCGTTGACCACCACGTAGGTTTTGCTATAACTAGCGCCGCTTGGGGCCGTGATAACTTTTGTCGTGGTCAGTGTGCCCGTGACTTTGATAATCGCGTACTGCGCGGTAGTAGAGCCAATGTTTGTAGCAGAGGCACTACCGATAGTGTTTGCAAGCGTAACCGCGCCATCGCCGTTTAGCGTCAAAGTACCTGCGATTGCAATATCCGTGTATTCAGTAATACCGTTATTAACAGTGTTGCCCCATGTACCCGAGAGCGTGCCTTGCGTTGGGGTTACTAGGCTTAGATTGCTTGTTTCTGCGGCCATTTAAGTGCTCCTATGGTGTGGTTGCAATAACAGCCCAACCTGCTGTTTGCGCGTTGCTGATATTTTGCCAGTTTGCGTTCTGTGTGTCATCAATTATTTCCCAAGTTTTTCTTACCGATTCACTCGAAGTAATAGCCGCTGTCTCTGTCACAGTTGGCCTGTAAGTTGTGGCCGCTGATTCCGAAGATGTAGCCGCCCCGATTAACTCATCCAAGAACTTGGCAAATGTTGCCGCACCTGTCTCAGTTGTCGAGGTAGCCGCTGTCTCATTTACAACAAGGCCAAAGTAATCTGTTGCCGCTGTCTCTGACGTAGAACTTACTGTAGTCTCATTTACATCTGCGTTAAAGTACGTACCAACTATCTGATCTGTCGAGGTAGCCGCTGACTCATCTACAGTTCTTGCAAAGATAGCCGCTATAAACTCCGCTGTCGCTGTGGCCGCTGACTCACTAACTGACTGCGCAAAAGTTGCTGCAACTGTCTCTGCCGTACTTGTAGCCAACGTATCACTTACATTAGCCGTATATCCTGTAATCGCTTCATTGGTTTCACTGATGGCAATATTTTCAGCAACCGTAAACGCAAAACCGGCTTCAACTGTCTGGGAATCGGATATTGAACCAATCCCACCCCAACTTAAATCCCCCCAAGCCCCTTCGCCCCAAGCGCTGACTGAAGTAATTGACTCTGCGACGCTGACAGGAAATATGGCATTTGGTACTTCTGCGGTAGCTGTGGCAACGGACTCGGAAACGCTATCGGAAAAGGCAGTTATACCGCCCCAGCCAGCATCACCCCAAGCGCCGTCGCCCCATGCGTAAGCCATTTTACGTCAGTGAGCAGGAGTACGAAACTGCGATTGTGTCACCCGAAACAACTGCTTTAGGGCTGCTAAAGTCACCGGCAGAGAACAGTGTTCCTGTGGTGTTGTCAATTGTTGCAGAGCCGCCAATGTTAATAAAGCACCCCGCCACTGTACCTGTTGAAGTAATAGAGAACGAGGAAGCTGAAGAAGTTGACTTCGTGCAAGTTGTGCCAGATACAAAAGCCGCAGCACTAAATACTGGGGTCTTGCGGTTGCCAGAGTATGTAGGCGCATTAGCCAAACCAACTTCATTCCACGTAGGGTGCGATGCCTGCGTATCCGCAACCACGGCTGTGCCCGTACCTTTAAGCCCCATAACCACTGCGCCAGCGGCTGAGTTACCAAGGATGGTGTCCAGCGTCAGGTTCTTGCCCACAGTTGTGACCAAGTTCTCGATGGCGTCTTCCCACTTTACGTTGCCATCTTTGTCATAGCAAACAGCGACGTAGTGGCCTTCAATAGTTGCCGTGTCGGAGGGGGTTGTGTTGTAGCTGCAAGATGCTTCGCACTTATCTGCGGCTGAAATTTTATCAAAAGACATGGTAACTCCTAGTTAGAAGAACGAATTAACGAAGTGGTGGGGCCGTTGGTCGGCATGGTGATTGTGAATGTTGTCGTAGAAATTTTGTCTGAGCCAAAATCCAACACAGCAACGGACTTATTACCTTGAGTGACGTTGTAAATCAGAGCACATCTAGCTGTGATCGCGCCTGTCCATGAGATATTGGGGAAGCCAACATACGCCGTATAGCCAGAAGTATTGACTGTAATAGGAGTCAACTGTGCCCCACCAAGCGCGTAGGTACCTGTAGCTGGCACTTCATTGATTGAACTATACACAGTCGTATCTTCGTTTAGATTAGCGTTGGCTGTGTACAAGGCGATCTTAATCACATCAGTTGTTAGGTCATGAATACCTTGGTACAACTGCGCCTTAAAGCTGGTGGTCTGGGTCTGGATAATCGACATATCAAGTTACCTTCTGACGGAACTGACCAGAACGGTAAGCGTCTTGACGCTCCATACCATCGCCCAAACGTTTTGCAAGTGCCAAAGCTTCCATGAACTTCTGGTTGTACAAAGTCATCATATCTGGCTCACCCTTCATGTAGGTGTAGGCTTCGACCAAAGAACCGTACAAAAGCACAGAGTCAAAGTTATCACCCAGCCATGTTTGGCCGTCTGCTGCAACCGTGATTGACTCAGGGTAGTAGTAATAGTGCAACTCTACGCTGTACGATGAATCTGGCGTAGGGCCAAGAATAAAAGACAGTTCATCTGAAATAGTGACGCCCGATACAGCGGGGCCAAACAGAGCGTAGTATTTTGGAATAGCCGTGTCTGTTGGCTGGGGGTATGCTTGGCGAATAAAGTTGACGTCTTTGTTCAGCAAATACTCGTAGTTGCCGCTGGCGTCAATGACCGCCATCGAATACACCGCCAAGAAATCCAACGGGCACTGTAAATACTTGTTGTTTACCGTGGTCACACCCGTCACGTTCTTACGAATAGACGGGAACTGAACCGAGTTATAAATACGCTGCTCAGCCTGCGTAACGAACACAGGGATATTAGCCACGAAATCTGCTTCCGTGTTCTCCGTGTACGCTTGGATCGCGTTGCTGAGTGCGGTGTAATTCATGCCATTGGGCCTCTGGCAATCGTGCCTTTGGTTGCCGCGCCGTTACCACGGGTGACGATACCGGATGTCTTAGTGGTTTCGTTACCAGCGTTTTTGCTGATGTTGCCAATAGACATATTAACGGTGTCAGCTTTACTGCGGTTAGGGGGAATACCGGGGTTTGTAGCGGCGGGTTGATTGTTAATCTTGGCCATGTTATTTCCCCTGATTCTTAACTTTGGCCATACCGCGACCATACTGGAGCATCATCTCATTGGTCTTACCGCCCTTGGCAAGCTTTGTAGGCGTTTTGCCGGGGTGCATGTTTTTCTCGTGCTTACCGACAGCAGACTTAATCATCTTCTTGTCTTGGGCTAAATCTTTCTTGTCCATATTAGACTCCTATGTAACGGTTACTGTAACTGTACCAACAAACGTCGTTGCCACCAAGTAGTTTGGCGTGAGAGCAACATCAAAATTACTGGCCCCACCAACTGGGCTCCAGCCCCACTGCAAATCTCGCGAACCACCAGTCAAACTACCAATACTGTTTACGCCTGCCGTAACGTACGTTGTATCTTTGCGTGGGTTACGCACTGCCTGCGGATCATCCACTGGGTACATACCCAACTGCAACTGCGGTTGATCTGGATCCCAACACGCATTACACACCATCAAATTGTAAAGCTTTGTCTTGATAACTTCTTTTTTCAAAGCCGTCAATTTAAACTGCTGGCCACAGCGATCGCACATGGCAATACTGTTCTTACCAGAAGCAAACCTATTGCCCATATTAAGTTCCGCTTCCTATAAACATCTGGCGTGGGACAAACCTAACACTTGCTTTTTCTCTGTCTTCGTCTGATGCCAACTGCCAAGCTTCATCGTACTGTTGCTTCAAGACCGGCAGGCGCTCAGCGCCGCCCTCAATCTTAAGAGCCAAGTAGTAGGCCAAGCCTGCCACCATACAGGGCAAGAACCTAAACGGCACGTCCATTGTGCGTACGCCACCACCAGCATCATCAATACGGCGCATGCGCCAGTACACAAATTGATACGTTGTACTATTGTCTGGGGTCGGCCAGACAGTTACAGAGGGTAGGTTCTGTACGTAAACAGCGGCGGCTGTTGAGTGCGCTGTGGCGGTTGTGCCGTTCTGGCCACGGAAGCAGTTGTAAAGCACGTTACCCGTAATGTAACCATACTGAATAGTTTCGTTTTCAATCAACAAGAACCCCGTAGCTGGGAGCCCCGCAGTAGAGGTCAATGTAATTGTTGTATCTGTGGAAGAGATTCCACCATTTAATGTAGTCCCGATGGACGAAGTCTGGCCATCCAAACGCTGATACCACACCTGAATTGGACGGGCTTGTTGCAGTTTGTTGGGGATCGTGGCGTAAGTAGAAACACTGATACGCGTGATGGTCAGGTCAGCCTGCGTGGATGAGCTACCCGCGCCCGTGCGAATCACATGCTCAAGTAGATCCACTGTATCTACGGGCAGTGCGTAGGTGCTCAGACCCGGAGTCAGGTTAATCGTACCCTGCTCAAACGTCCACATGTTGACACCACGGTTTGCCCAATCAGCAAACATCAAGTTCAATGAACGACGGGCTGTACGTAAATCGTAGCCCGTGCGCAACTCCGAACCGGCGCGTTCAAACGCTTCCTCAACCAACTCAGTGAGGTCAAGATTAAACGCTGCGGTTCCTGAAGTGGTCATCTAAAGCCTGCCGTTTTCTTTGCAATCGTTTTGGGTTGAGCTACGAATTGTTTTCCGGCTTTTTTGCCAGCACGTTTCGCACGCGTTGTCGCAGCGTACTCAGCAGGGCTGAGACTTTTAATCGCAGCGCTTGGAAGGTATCTTTCACCCGTGTCAGAAGAGCGTTTGCCACTTTTGGTTCTCCATTTTTGGTCGCCCCAATCTTTCAATGATTTCTGGGGCGCTTTCAATCTCGGTAACCCCCGCCTGCCGCCTTGTACTTCTTGGCAACAAGCTGTGCTTTACGAGCCGACCACTGACCTGCGCCAGTGCCGTGCGTGGCTGCGGCTTTTACTTGAGACACAATCCGCTTGCGCAGACCGGGCTTAGTGTAATTGCCAGCCGCATTTACTTTACCGCCTTCAGCATATTGCGTAAAGTCGGTGTCGTCCCGCCGGGCCTTCTTCTTACCCTTGGGCATTTTAGAAGGAGAGATGTCTCCCATACCACGGCTGGCCATCATGGTCTTAGCAGGTCTTGCCGCCCATTTTCATGGCGATCATCGTGCCTTTGGTCTTGCCTTTTGTAGCAACACCGTCAGCGCGAGAAGAAGCTGAACCACCATTGGACATTTTCTTCATACCGCCTTTTTTCATACCCATTTCTGGTTTGTCACCAGCCATTTTGCTAGCGCCTTTTTTCTTAGCCATCATTGCCATGAAGCCGGGATTCATTTTGGAAGCCATAGTATTACCACCTTCTTTAAAAAAAGCCATTTTACCGTGTTCGGTTTTGGGCTTATTCACCTTCTGAACATCTGGACGGGTTGCCCCGCCAGAACCAAACTTCTTACCCTTATCCGCGTCAGTAAAATCCTTGCCCACAGATTGCGGGACTCCTACTTTCTTAGCAAACGATGGCGAATTTGCAATCGCTGCCATGAAATTGTGTTGCTTCTTACTCGTCGACGGCATCACTTGCCCCCTGCGTACCAGTTAATAAGCTGAACCAAACCTGCGCCTACAACACTACTAGCACCACCAACAAGCATTAAAATCTTCCAGCCGCCTTTAGCTTCAGACAATGTTTTGTCAATAGCGGTCAGCGTTGCTTGCATGGCCTTCATGTTTTCCAACATCTTGTCCATGTCATCTTGCAAATGCTTAATGTCGGACGCATGCGTGGCCAACTCTCTAGCTGTCTGAATAGCATCGTCAGTCATACCATCCGCCCTTTTGTCTTGCCTTTTGTAGCGCAACCATCAGCCGCAGTTACATAGCCGCCATCCTTACAGTTCCATGCCCTCAAAGACTTATTGATCCGTGAATCGGGGTCGTTGGCTGTCTTGGCAGAGGTTAGCTTTTTCTTCATGCCTTCCATACGGGCGCAGAAAGAGTCGCGGCGTTTGCCGCCCTCGGGTTGAGGACGCTTCAGTCCCGGTTTCCCGGGGTTTGCCGCGTTGTAAGAAGCCCGTCCCTTGGCGTTCAAGCCGCCCTTCTCGGACTTCCCCTCTTTGCGTTGCCATGCTGGAGACTTAGCCATAGAACACCACCGCCGTTGTGGATGCCGCACAAACTGCTGAAATGTTTGTGTTACACCTTATCCCTTCTCCGGGAATTACAACGTTGATCGAGCCTGCCGCTGCGGGCGCAGTGAAAGAAAACTTGGCTGTGCCGCCCGTACCATCGTTTAAAACCACAGTGCCGCCAGATGCATAACTAATGGTCAAACCTTTAATGCGAGCAGGGCCAGCAAAAATGGTGGTAGTTGTTCCAGCAGCCGCCGATGCGGAGAGTACGTCATATTGCATAGTCATAATCAATCTCCTTTAAAAACGGGGCCGAGGCCCCTTGAGTTGATTAAGCAGTGCGTGTAAACACGTACGCTGTTGCGCTAGAGAACATGATGCGGAAACAAGCCAAGCCTGTTACGCCAGCGGCAATTGTTAAATCACCGAATGAACCGGGAGTGTCTGCAGCAGCAGTGGACAAAATACCGTTTGTAGCAACCGCAATGGTTACTGTGCTTGCGCCAGCGGTGTTGTCAATAAACAAGTCCAACACAGTGCCTTGAGTAGCACTCAAAGCGGCTCCCAACAGAGTGCCGGTTGGCAAAGTGATGGTTGTAGGGGCTGCTGAAGTAGAAGTAATGTAGCCTGTTGCAACTTGCGCCGCAGTAGCTGTGGCCGTTGCGTTAATTGCGTTGGTAGCGGCGGTTACTTGGTGGCCTTCAAGAAAGCCGTTTTGAGATACGACTGGGCCGTTAAACGTGGTGCGTGCCATGATTTTTCCTTACATGCAAGTGAGGGTGTTCTGTCTGCATGTCGTCAGCCGGGACTGTCAGAACACCGGAAAAGCCCGGATTGAGAACAATATACACCAAAAGAAAAAGGGGCACAAGGCCCCTTTTAGATATTTCCAAAGAAATATTAGGTTGAACCGGGTGAACCGAAGACACCTAACGGGTCAGAGAAGCCAAAGCTGTAACGCTCACGGGCTTTGTAACGAACGTTTCCGGTATCGAAATCCCCGTCCATTCCAGTAGTCAAGGCCATACGCTCAAAGTGCTTCAGGCCGTTAGGAACGTCTGTGCACAAGAACCAAGCATTGGTGTCTGTCAGGTAGTGGTTAATTGTGTAACCTTCGGGGATTGAACCGTTGTTCTTCAACGCGTTGATGTCGTTGTCAGCGGTACCAACACGGAGGTTAGTCTCGAGCAAACGAGTAGCAACGAACTGAAGTGCTGGAGGCACAACCAATTTTCTAGGCTTAGCAGCAATCAGCAAGCCGCGCTCATCAGTCCAAGCAGCGATCTGAATCACAGCGTTTTCCAACGATGTTTCATTCAAGTCAGAGTTGGTTGAAGGACGGTTACTGTTGGTACCACCAGAGATCAGGGGGTGCGCTGTAGAGAACAGAGCAACACCGTCACCACCAGCATAAACACCGCCTGTGAAGCCGTTGTTTAAGACAGATGCAGCTTTAACCTGCTTGGTGTAAGCCATAGCACGAGCCAGACCCTTGGTGTAGCGAGCAGACAAGCTGTCGTACAAGTTATCTTCAACCGCTTCTTCAGTGATTGAGAAACCCAAGGCAATGGTTTCGTGGTTGTAGCGAGCCGTGAACGCTTCCTGCGCATTGTCATAAGCAATGGCTGAACCCTCGTTCTTGACTGGAGCAGCAGAGAAGCCAGACAGTTTTGTCTCTTCTTCGAAGCTACGCTCAGATTTCTCTGTTTCGTAGATCTCTTTGTGCTCTTCGCCGTAGGTAGCGTACTGCAAGCCGAACAAAGCGTTCAGGCCGGGGAGCAGTTCTTTAAGTAGTTGTGCGCGTGAAATAGCCATGGTTTATGCTCCTTATACGCCAGTTGAGTTGTTGTACTGATGCATAGTCGCATTGATCTTGACAATAACTTCAGGGAAGTTATCAGCAGCAGTGGCGGTGTCCCGCACTACGTCAATGATACGAATAGGCAAAGTATTGGTTGTGGCGGTGCTGTCCAGAATAGCTACGGCAGAGTTACCTGACGTGGTGCTACCTGCGTTCTGTACCAACGTGGCGTTATTTCCGATGGCGGAAATGCCAACACCAGAAATAACAGTTGTGCCAGACACAACAGCAACTTGGAACAACGTATCAGGATCATCAGCGACCACAGCAAAAATCTGCGTGCCAGACTTAATTGCCTGACTTGCTGGATAAAACTGTTGTTGCTGGACTTGACCAGTTGAACTGTTAGTAAAACTTACGCCTAAGAAAATACCGACAGGCGTGGCAGTTGTTGTGCCAGTGTCCTTTTCGATAGTGCCATCAGACACGCGTTTTACCAAGTCACCGTAGAAAATGTTAGTAGCGTAGCCACTAGCAATTTGCATCAAACGGGTTGAACCCGCGAATACCTGTCCACCTATTAGGTTTACAGGCTTTAGACCGTAAGGGGCCGAGACTGTAGGATAAGCCATAAAGACTCCTGTTTATTTAGAACCAGAACCAAACCCTGTTCCGCGACTTGTTGTTGACTTGCGGTCAGCAAACAAGGGCATCCGAGGATCACTATTTCGCATGAAATGATTGTCAACTGAATCCATCTGGTTTTGAGCTTGCTTGTTGTAATACTCAGCGCGGGCTTCAATGCGTTCCTTGGGGGCTTTGCAAAGCATCAGTCCACCAATTTCCACATTGCCGTTTGCGTTGTTACCAAACAAGGCCAATTCTGGATGATCCACTGCTTTCACCGGCTCATAACCATCGCGCATCTGTAA